GCTAATTTTAAATTCGATATGAACTGGATGCAGAACAATTGGGGAGTATCTGATTTTTCTGCTTTCAAAATGGACACCACTTTAGTAGGTTCGTTGTTAGATGAAAACCGCTCAAATAGTCTAAACAACCATGCAAAGATATACACAAAGATAGGCGGCTATGATGATGAATTTAATGCTAAGATTGACAAGTCTCGTATGGATTTGGTTAGTGATACTGATCTGTTACATTATGCTGGTGGGGATACTGATGCTGGTCTCATGGTTGGGCAAGCACTCAAAAAGATACTGGGTAGGGATAAGGCCTTACGCAATTTCTATGTTAAGTTATTACACCCAGCGGCAAAAGCTGTTCAGATTATGGAGCAAAGGGGGATGGTTGTTGATGTTGCTCAATACGAGGTATTACGCCATGAAGTCCAAAAAGAAATTGACAGAACAAGTGAGGCGGCTAAGAAATTTATGCCGATGCAGTTAAGGGTAAAACATAGAGATTCAAAAAGTCCAATAGGCCCTTCTATGCTTAAAGATTATTTATTTGATAATGAGCATGGATTAGAAATAACACCTTTGATGGTAACAGCCAAAACTAAACAACCTTCGACCGCAATGGAGCATGTTACTTTACTTTCAAAAAGGAAAGGTAAAAAATACGATAATGTTAGAAAGTTGGTTGATCTACTGTCAGCCTATAATAGTGCTTCTAAAACAATGTCCACTTACATTGTCGGATTCCTGAAGCATCTACGAACTGATGGTAAGTTTCACCCAACATACATGCTTCATAAAGGAGAGTATGGAGCTTCGGGTGAGGATTCTGGTACAGTGACCGGCAGAACTTCCGCTAAAGACCCTGCATACCAGACCATACCAAAACACACTATATGGGCAAAGCCACTAAGAACGGTTTATGTACCGCCTAAAGGAATGGTAATACTAAACGGTGATTATTCTCAGGGTGAACTGCGAGTGATGGCTTGTATTGCCAATGAAACAAATATGTTAAATGCCTACAGAAAAGGTATTGATATGCACTTGATTACGGGTGCTTCGGTTTACGGTATTGAATTAGAAGAAGCCCTACAAATGTGGGAGGACAAACATCCAGATATTAAAGCAATCAGACAGGGCGGCAAAGCAGGAAATTTTGGCCTAATATATGGAATGTCTGCTGAAGGGTTTGTGATCTATGCACAGAAAACGTATGGAGTATCATTAACGCTTAAAGAGGCTATCAAGTTTCGGGATACGTTCTTCGACCAAAATCCAATGATCTTAGAATACCATGAGGAATACATAGCCCATGCACATGCACACGGCTTCGTTAGGAGTCCTCTGGGGCGTGTTAGACACTTACCCTTAATCAACACATACGATAAGCAGACTGTGGGCAAGCAGGAACGTCAGGCGATCAATGCCCCTGTTCAATCAACCTTATCAGATATTGGATTGTATGCAATTGCAGAACTACATAGAAAATACCCTCAACTATGGGTTAATGGGTTTACCCATGATTCAGTAACGGCCTACGTTCCTAAAGATGAAGTCCAATTATGGGCTCATAGAATGAAAGATACGATGGAGAATTTACCACTTAAAGAAGTGTTCGGGTGGAATCATCAAATACCTTTCGCGGTGGATATTGAAGTAGGGTATAACAATCTGGCAGAATTAGAAGAACTAGAATTAGAGGAAATGTAATGATTAAATTAAATAGTAATGGAGTAAAAAGGATTGTGGTTTGTGCTGCGAATAAATATGGAGATTTGATTGTATGTAGTGCTAGGCATTATGACAGACGTATGCACAACACAATGAAGTATCTTGACTCTCACAGAATACCGGCAGATCAAGAAGTGCAGGGATTTATTGACCAGTTTGGGACTTTCATGGACAGAGAGGAGGCCATGCAAATTGTGTTAGGTAATAATCAGAAATTTAATAAGGTGCGTAATGGTGGAGATACAAAGGAATTATTCAGTGAAGGATTATATTAAATTAAATTTGACAATTAAAATTATACGTGTATAATGGAACTCACACTAACCAAACGGATTAAACAAAAATGAAAACAATTATACGTGATGAAAATACTGATGAATTTAACCTTACAGAAGATTTTTCTGATGGCATCTTAAATCTGCTGCATGACAGATATAATGTAAATGGCGAATCTGTAACCGGTCAAGCTATGTCCTACCTGCAAAAAGAAATTAAAGGTAAGGGTTGGAAATTCAAAAATTATGAATTTGAATACATCTTAATTGATGCGGGGTTTTCTGTATCTATGGGTACTAATTCACGTAATCAAAAATGTGTTGTGGTTTATCTATAAATAAAAAATAAACAAAAACCTACCAAAAACGGGTAATAATCTATCATTTAATACAAAAAAGTGCTAGATTATTGCTTTTGGAGGTTGTATGCTGTTTCTTGATGCAATCAATTGCAATGGGAATAGCTATGCCAGTAACGATCAAACAAAAATCAGATAACTCCACCGGTAAGGCTTTAGGAGCGCAATCCTCTATAACCCTTATAAAATCAAAGAAAGTATCTAAAGCTGAAAATGATGTTCTTCAATCCAATGCTTTATTAACGGATGATCTTTTTGAACTTGATTACTTCGATATAAAATCAAATGCCAAAGCCGTAGTATTAAGACCTCCATTTGTACCAACACTCTTAGCTTCCTTGTGTAAAGAGAATAATGCACTTGAACAGTGCGTAGCGGCTATGGAAGTGAACATTGATGGCACGGGATACGAGGTGGGCTCATCTGAAGCGGGTGAAGAAGAAACTGAGGCAGAGAAAGTACAAGCCCAAGGCATAATGGATTTCTTTGATGAAATTTTCCCAGCTAAATCATTCATTACTGTTCGTAGAGAACTTCGCAGAGACCAAGAATCAACCGGCAACTCATACATGGAGGTTCTTCGTTCTATTGCAGGTGAAATTGTTTTTGCCAAGGCACTAGAATCTGTAACTATGCGAATAGTAAAATTAGATGACCCTGTACCTGTAAAGGTAACAATAGAAAGATTTGGTTCAGAACAAACCGTAACTCTTATAAAGCGAGAAAGAAGGTATGTTCAGAAAATAGGGGATAAAAGCATATTCTTTAAAGAATTTAATGCAAGTCGTGACTTAAATAAATGGACGGGTGATTGGGCAGAACAAGGACAAAGATTAGCCATTGAAGATAGAGCTACTGAAATAATACATTTCTTTCCTATAAAAGATGTATTAAGTCCTTACGGCTTACCTAGATGGATTAATCAAATACCTTCCATTTTGGGTTCAAGGAAAGCCGAAGAATTAAATTTAGATTTTTTTAATGCCGGTGGATTACCTCCAGCAATTATTGCTATACAAGGTGGGGAATTAACCGAGGAAGTAAGAAAGCAATTAAACACTTATGTTTCTGGAAAAGGAGCATCCAAACATAGAGCGGCTGTAATTGAAATTCAATCAAGTGGTGGCTCATTAGATTCTGCTGGTAATGTCAGAATGACAGTTGAGCGGTTTGGTGCTGAACGTCAGCAAGATTCAATGTTTGAGAATTATGATAGTAAGTGCGAGAAAAGGGTAAGGTCAAGTTTTAGACTACCACCTATGTTCGTGGGTAAGGCTGATGATTATTCTTTTGCTACGGCCTTTGCATCGTACACAGTGGCAGAAGCTCAAGTGTTTCAACCAGAACGTAGTGAGTTTGATGAAGTAATGAACAACACTATTATGAAGGAGATTGCACCGGAATTTATGTTCAGGTCTTTACCTTTGGCTGTTCGTGATGCTACCCAGCAATTAAAAGGGATTGAGCTATCAAAAGATTCACTTGATAATGAGGGGTTCGTTAAAGCTATTAACGAAGTAACTAACATGAATCTGAAAATACCTGAAGGTACGGGAAAACAACCGGCAACTAATGCCCCTGTGGATACTCCTGAAGATGAAGGGGGTGAATCTGATACCATAACCGCATTAGAACCTAAAGCAACCCCTGTTGAGCCTACAAAGGTGTCTAAGATTGACCCTATGGTTATGATTGAAATGGCAACCCAATGGGCTGATTACAGTGCGGGGGTTACTATCAAAGTAGACCCAGAACACTTATACACTGTTATAAAGTCTATGCCAGACGATCAAAGGCAGTTATTTGATGCTTATGTTGCTATTAAATTAATGTCTGGTTTTGACCATGACCCAGAAGGGGCTATTGAATTAATGGGCGCGGCTACAGATATATTAATGACTAAAAATGAGTGCTGTACACATGGCGATAAAGAATGAGGCTTTTTTGGTTCTGGAGTTCTCACTAGCGCAAAGACTGGACACCGCAACCAAAAAAGAATACCTACCTAAAATAAGAAGGGCAGCTAGTGATGCCATAAAAGGTGACTTTGTTTCTGCACATGAAGAAGTAAACAGCATTAATCTTACTGAAGCCGTGGAATCAGAACGTAAGTTTATTGATTTAGTAGGGATGCAAGCTATTCTATTTGGGGCACGGGATTTCCACTCTGCAAAAAATACCAGTTTTGCGGGAAACCCTCCACCGGTGGAATTAAAAAATGCTACCGATACTATAACAAAGATGCTTATTCAGAATACCACTGAAGCAGTAAAGTCCAATGCTCATAACTTATTAGATATTGAACAAGTAGCTCAAAATGAATCTGAGATTGTTATTCAGAAAGCAACCACAAAAGGATTTGTACGCAATTTTGTATCAAGTGTGGGAAAAAAAGGTAGGGGCTTTGTTGATATAGGCTCAAGTTTACACACATCCAGATTAGCCTCATGGGGATTTACTACTGAAGCAGAATTATTAGGACAAACATCTTTCATTGTATCTGAAGTATTGGATGGTAGGACTTGTCCTGTTTGTAATCTTATGAATGGGAAAGTGTTTCCAGTTAATACGGCTAAACTTAGATTAGAAAGTCAATTAAGCATTAATGACCCACTTGAATTAAAAGCGGTGGCAAAATGGCCTAGCCAAACAAAGTCAGGTATAGCAAAATTAGAGAGTATGTCAGACAGTGAGTTGATAAGTGCCGGTTGGGATACACCGCCTTATCATCCAAGATGTAGAGGTGTATTAAGAAGGACTAATAAAATAGCACCACTTACGATACCAGAAACCGTACTACCTTTAGCCGTGGAGGAAATTATAACCCCACTTGTTGTAGAAGCCGCCAGTTTGGGTGGTGTTGCCAGTGTTGCCAGTGTTGCCATTATTACTGAATCAACATTACCACCACCAGTATCAGAAGAAAATGAAAATTAATTTTAAAAAACTTAGTGCAATTGATTGCAATTACTAAAAAGAGGTAGTAACTTTACAACATGAATATGCTTCTAAAAAAATTAGATGATGAACTCCAAGTTGTTTACGGGGAAGTTTACGCGCCTAATGTCCCAGATGCTCAAGGTGATTTTATGACTTCAGATGAGGTTATAAAAATGGCACATGAGTATATGAAAAATGGTTCATTAACAGCGGTAGACACTAATCACGATAATAAAGAAACAGGTTCTACTGTAGTTGAGTCGTTTATAGCCAATGAAGGAGACCCTATCTTTGTAGAAGGGGCTTGGGTTGTTGGTATCCATGTACCAGACCCAGAACTTTGGGCTGGTATAAAAAATGGAGAATTAAACGGTTTTTCTATGGAAGCAATGGTACAGGCAGAAAAAAAGATCATAGAGTTTGAAGTTCCTGATATTATTGTAGGTACAACCCTATCTGATGACACTGGGCATACGCACGAATATACAGTTAAGTTTGATGAGCAGGGAAATTTTCTTGGTGGGAGTACTGATGTAGTTGATGGACACGTTCACCCAATAGTTAAAGCTACGGTTACTGGAGAAACTGAGGGGCATACCCATAAGTTCTCTATCGTAGAAAGTATGGAGGAACTTGAAATTGCCTAAAATTAAGATGAACGCGAAGGAGTTAAAAGAGGCGAAGGTCGCCTTTATTTCTTTGGTCTCAAGACCAGCAAGTAGGATACCGTTTCGTATAACGAAGTCCGATAATGATAATGATAATTCACAAGATGGGAGTTTACCTATGTTCAATTTGAGCAGCGTGTTTAAGCGTGATGGCGAACCTACTTCTACAGTGCCTACCGTGGCGGCTTTAGCTATTCGTAAAGAAGATGCTGATAAGTTGTTACCTTTGCTTGTAGAAAAAGGTTTTATTACTGACAATCAGATAGAGCGTGATGATGCGCTTATTTTAAAACAGGTTGACGATTTCAATGAATCTGAAGTAATGGCTTTTAAAATGAGTGATGATGTTGTTGCTATGATTAGCAATGTACAAAAATCATTCCAGCCTTTTACTGATAGTATTTCATTTGCTGAAAATATTGCTGGTATGGGTTTTATGCCGGGAGTATTTACTGCTACTGATGCGTTAATGGATACCTTCCACAATATCCTTCGTAAAGCTGACAATTCGACTACGGTTCGTGCGGATATGTCTACGGCTATTACAGAATTTGGGGATTTTGTTTCAGCATTAGCCAGTGACCTACCAGAAGTTGTTTTTAAACTTGAAGGTAATTTACTGAACAAAACAGAAACGGCAACCAAAGCAGAAGATGACCCTGCCGAAGAAACCGCTGAAACTAACACGGCAACCGCTGAAGAAACTGATGATTCAGCACAAACCGAAGAAACAACTACAGAAGAAACAGCCACTAAAGAAGAAGTGACTGATACTACTGATACCGATACCACCACTAAAAGTGAAGATGATGTTGCAGCTGATGAAGCCGCTCGAATCACTGAAGCTGTAAAAGGTGATATTGATGATGACATTTTGAACCCAAACGTAGCGAAGGGCGAGAGTGCTGAGAGTGGCGAAACCGTATCAGAATCTACCGATACTGATACAGTCGAGGCTGTGAGCAAGGGAGATACTGCTGAAGCATTAATGGTTTTATTAAAATCAATGCAAACTCAGCTCAAGGATGGATTGTCTACTGTAACTAAGTCGTTGGAAAAAGTTGAACAAACTAATTCTGATTTAGCAAGCAGAATGACTACAGTTGAACAGGTGGCGAAAACTGCTAATGAAGCTGTTAATGGTACTGTCGTTGTTGGAAGTGACATTGTTCATAGTGAAAGCTTGGGCAATCAATCTCGTACAATGAAAAAAGATGAAGCTGACGATTCTTTATGGGATGGTTCAGGTTTAGACAAGATTATTGGTTAATACCAACAACAAATAATCAACCTTTGTTTTTATTTAATATTTATATTTAGGAGTTCAGTAATGAAAAATGCGGAATTAATGCAAAAGGCAGATTGGGCAGTCGGTGATTTATCTACCGGTGGCTTATTAACAGCCGAACAATCAAACAGCTTTATTCGTAAACTGTTAGTACAACCTACGATTTTACGTCAAGCGCGTTCAGTGACAATGAACAGCCCACAGCGTAACATTAATAAAATCCAGTTCGCTTCTCGTATTTTGAGACCGGGAGTATCTGGTACAGCTTTGTCTGTTGGTGATCGTAGCAAACCTGTCACAGAGCAAGTTCAGTTGAATACTAAAGAAGTAATCGCTGAAATTCGTTTACCTTATGATGTTATCGAAGATAATATTGAGCGTGGCAATATTGGGCAACAAACTGATGTAGGCGGCACTCCTACTTCTGGTGGTATTAAAGATACCATTATGACTTTGATTGCTGAACGTGCGGCTCTTGATTTAGAAGAGCTGGCATTGTTAGGTGATACAGGTTCAGGTGATGCTTACCTTGCATTGGTTGACGGGTATCTTACTCAGGCTACAACAAATACTGTTGACAACTTGGGTGCTGGTATCGGTAAATCGGTATTTAAAGCAGGACTGCAAGCAATGCCTGACCAATACCTGCGTAACCTTAATGCTTTACGCCATTGGGTTTCTGTTGATAATGAAATTGAGTACCGTGATTCACTGTCAAACCGTGAAACTGGTCTAGGTGATTCTGTTATCCAAGGCACTTCACCTGTATTTGGTTTCGGTGTTCCAGTTGAGGCGGCTTCATTAATGCCATCAGCTCAAGGCTTGTTGACTAATGCACTAAACTTGATTTTTGGTATACAACGTCAAATTCATATTGAAACTGACAAAGATATTACTGAACGTGTTTACATTATCGTTTTAACTGCAAGGGTTGACTTCAAACTTGAAGAAGAAGATGCGGTAGTAAAATACATCAATCTTTAAGTTTCTGGTGTGATTCATGTGGAGCAATTGTAGCTAACCCTTCAATTGTTCCAACTGAAGCATTTTTTCAATTTTTGGAGTAAATGATATGAAGTGTAAAGGAAAAGAGCATCTTGTTACCGCTCAGAATGTTACCGATGGTAGCATTTCCATTAACTTTGCTAATGAAACAAGTGGTGCGGGTGCTTTAGTTCAAGTACGCACCACCGCTGGTGTTTCAAAAGCATGGGATGGTGCGGTTTCTGTTGCTAATTCTGGGGTAGTTACTATCAATAATGCCGGTTCAGTCGATTGGGTTGATACTGACGTTATTACAGTAATTGCGTTCTAAATAGAGATACAACATTTAATAGGGGTTTACGCCCCTATTTTCGTTTTTAGTATGGGGAGTTAATAATGATTAAATTAAGATTAAATGCAGGTAATATTTATGTTGCTGGCGGGACTAAGTATTTAAAGAATAAAATTTACACTGTGAATAATGTTCTGGGTAATATGCTTCTTGCTTCCAAAAATGCGCGGGATATTCCTTATTTTGTTAAAGCAACCGCAAAAGATGAAAAGGCTTTAAAGGCACTGGAATCTGGTGCTGCATTAGAAGAAGATGCACCTGACACTGACATTGATGATGAACTTGATGATGAGGGTGATGATGCTGGTGATGCTGGTGATGATGCTGGTGATGAAGGTGATGAAGGTGCTGAAGGTGCTGATGTCAATAAAGATGATGCCCCTAAGAAACCAGTAGTTGACCCAAAACCAAAAGCAAAGGTCGGCAAGAAAGAAAAAACCGTTCAAGTTTAATTAGGTAAGTATTATGGCAAAGTTAGCAACCGTTGAAGCACTAAGAATAAGATTATCTTTAGGTGACATACCTGATGTTAATACTCGTGCGTCAGCGGCTTTAGAATCAGCCACAATACGCTTATCCTCAATAATCCGTACACGGTTTGAAAGACAGACTGTATCTGATTTATTTTGGATTGACCCAGTACAAGAACCGTGGAGGGGTGACTTTTTAGAGTTATACCTTACCCACGGTTTTTTGTTTGAAGATGAAGCGGCTTTGCCTGACCCTATAATTACTACGGCACGATTATCTGAATTTAAAAATTCCCTTTCTGCTGCTGATTTGATTGATGATTCAATATTGATTAAACAGTTAAGAAAAGGATTAGTAATGATTACTGATGAAGAGGATGGCAGTATTAGTACGCCTCAATTCAGACACTCAAATAAATTTTATGTTCAGGTGGATTATACCTGCGGATTTGAGACTTCAACTGATAAGTACGGAAAGAATTATAAGTTAGTTCCAGACTGGTTAGAAGAAGCGGCCTTAATGCAAGCGGCTATCATCTTTAAAAGTGATTGTAGCGAGGAGTCGGCAACAAAAGGCGGGGGTGATGTTAATATCAAACAAAACGATATAATGATTTTAATAGAGCGTTATATTCGATACTACCCTTCAGCTAGAAAAACGATTCAGTAATGGCTGATATTCTGGAAGTTGATATTCTGGGATTAGATCAACTGGCTAACTTACTATCTAATATTGAGGAATCACTTGATGAAGATTCAATAGTAGATGAAGCCGGTGCTATCCTACTAAACAGAATAAGAACCAGATTTTTAGATGAAACCGACCCTGATGGTAGAAAGTGGGTTCGTTCACAAGCGGCTATCGAAGGTAAAGGTAGAGGTCGTAGAGGTAGAAGTTTTGGTACGTTGTTCGATACGGGGGCATTGTTTCATAGCATACAGCTATTTAAACGTGGGACTGGTGTACGAGCAATAGGAACTGATATACCTTATGCCCCTATCCACCAAAACGGGCTAGGAGGGCACGTAAAGAGGGTATTTTTAGGATTCAGTGAAGATGATGTAAGTATCGTACAAAGATTAATAATAAACAGGGTAGAGAGGGCTGTAAATGGCTGACATAGTTACAGACGCAGTACTAGATTTAAAAAATAAATTGCAATTGATTGCATCCATAAAAAAGAAAACTGTTTATCTTTATGACCAAGATGATCTATTGCATAGTACTAAAAAATTAGGATTTCCTGCTGTTGGTATTGTTTATGTTGGTATGCAGGGCGGTAATGATTCAAGTAAAACCGGATTAGCTGCAACGTTGGTATGTGATATTTATTTGATAGGTGGAGAGCAATGCACTGATAAGGTGGCAGATTTAAAATCAGGCTCAACTAAATTATTAGATGAAATGAGAAGGGAAATTGCTTGTACTAAATTAGCGCGGGTTGGTGGGCAGAGAAAATGGACTTTTGTAGCTGAGTCTCCTGCTGAGATAAGCCCTGCTAAATTGGGTTATGTTCAGCGGTGGAAAACGGTTGTACTACTTACCAGTTGATTACTTTGTAAAGTAGTTGTACTCTTAATCTAATCGGGTGAATTATGAAGAAAGATAAGAAAAAGAACGTAAAAAAGATTGAGCCAGAAACAATAGATGTTGTTCTTTCAAAAGGGCACTATCATAAAGGTGATTTGTGTGTGGCAGGGGAGACTATTACAGTGACCCTAAAACAAGCAGGAAAATTAGAGGAAAACCGTATTGGCTTTAGAGTCAAGGTTTCAGAGTCGGGTGTAAATAGTCAGGATTAGTTCCTGATGAAACTAATTAACTTATTTTTGGAGAAGTTCTAATGTCTGACGCTTGCGTAGAAAACCAATACTTCTCAGGTCAAGGTGCGATTTTAGTCGGTGAGCGTGATGCTGTAACCGGCTTACCAATGGGTTTACGCCCTGTAGGTAATGTATCGGCTTTGACACTGGGCGTAGAAACAACAACCTTTGAACATAAAGACTCATGTACTGGTGTACGTGGTATCGACCTTGAAATTGTACAAGAGCTAAACGCTTCTATGTCAATGACAATGGAATCTTTATTCAAAGAAAATTTATCATTGGCATTGTATGGCACTGATAGCGTGATTACAGGTGCTTCGGTAACAGATGAGGCATTACTTGGATACCATGATTTATGGAGTCCATTGGCTCATATTCAGGTATCGGCTGTAATTATTACTGATGTAGGTGGCTCAACAACTTATGTTCTCGATACTGATTACGAAGTGAATGAAGTATCTGGTACTATCAAAGTATTAAGCACTGGTGCGATCACTGACGGACAAGCACTGGAAGCCGATTATACTTTTGTTACTCAAGATAATATCGAAGCAGTAACTACCGGAACGCCTCCAATTCGTTTTATTCGTTTTGAAGGTTTAAATACCGCTGACTTAAATAAACCGGTGGTGATTGACGTATTTAAAGTATCCATGCAACCATTGGCTGAATTAGCATTAATTCAAGACGAAATTGCACAGATGGAAGTTGAAAGTAAAATATTATCTGACTCAAAACGAGCTACAGGTAGTAAGTATTTCAATATCCGTAAAGTGGCATAAAAACTCCTTAGATGGGGTGTTGTAAAACTGTCGGGTGGGTGACACATGAGGGGAATAAAACCCCCTCATTTTTTTTTAGCGTAGTGGAGAAGAGAAATGAGTTTAGCAGATTTAGTTGCTATTAAAGAGAAGATAGAGAGTCCTCATGGGGATTTTGAGATTCAAGGCTTAACACTGGAGGCACTGGCTGGATTGATGAAAGAGCATACTTCGGAGTTATCTTCGATGTTTGATGGTAAATTAGACTTCACAGAGTTGTTGAAGGAATCACCTGATCTTGTAGCTAAACTCATAGCATACTCAGCGGGAGAACCAGAACATGTAGCCAATGTGAAACTATTACCTTTTGGAGTGCAATTGATTGCATTACAGAGAATTTGGAAATTGACAGCGGTGGATACCGAAGAACTGGGAAACATGCTACGCAGTCTCACAAAGGGAATGGAAAACCTAGACCTTCCGACCAAAACAAAAAATTAGATTTTGTTGAATGGTTGGCAGACCTTGAGATAGCTGCGGAATATTTAATATCTAATGGACACGATATTGATAAAGTATTCAAATACCCCTTAAAACAATTTTACGAGTTCTACAGTCTTGCAAAAAAACGGCAATCCTCAGAAAATTTAACTTTGTTGGCGAATATGCGAACCGCATACCATGCTGAACAGAAAGCATTTACAAAGCTACTAAAAAAGATGGAAAAGGATAATGGCTGAAACCACAATAGAAATTCTAATTAAGGCTAAAAATGCAGCTACAAAAGTTATCCGTGAGGTTAATAGGGAGTTCGCTCAAGCCAAACTAGCCGCTGATAAATTAAGTAAAACTGATCTTGCTAAATTAAACAGAGACCTCCAAGAAGCAAGTAATATACTTGATGAGGTTTCTGATGTTGATGTGGATGGCTTGCAGTCTGGATTAAATGATTCAGCGGAAAGTGCGGAAACCTTAGTTGGTCAATTAGCCGAGGTAAGTAAAGCCACGGTTGATAACGTAGTAAAGGAATACAAGTTATTAGAAAAATCTATTGACAACATTAATACTGTTGCAGCCGAAGCACAAGAAGCCCTTGAAAAAGTAAATCAACTAGGCAAGGATATAATAAAATCCACCGCCACGAGTGCCTTATTTTCCGCAGGTACTATAAAGTTAGCCGGTGACTTTTCTAAGGTTATTGGTGAAGTAAGAACTTTGATTGATGATACTGCTGTTTCCAGTGAATCATTGAGAGAGGAAGTAATAGATTTATCCAATGAATTCTCAGTAAATAAAACTCAAGTAGTTAGTGGTTTCTACCAAGCATTATCAGCGGGTGCTGAACACGGTGCTGAAGCCACGGCCTTATTAGAAACTGCTCTTAAAACTGCAATTGGTGGTGTTACAGATGTTAATACAGCGGTTGACGGATTAACTACGGTAATTAATGCTTTTGGTTTCTCATTTACAGAAGCAGAAACGGTAGCGGATATAATGTTCACTACCATGAAGAACGGTAAAACTACCGTAGGTGAGATTTCTCAAAATTTGGCACAAGTAGCACCTATCGCTTCAACATTAGGAGTTAGTTTTGAAGATATAAGTGCGACTCTTATAGCCATGACCCTTCAGGGTACGAAAACCAATTCAGCCTTTACTTCCATGAAAGCGGCCTTAACCGGTTTAATTAGACCTGGGGGTGATGCAGAAAAAGCCATCCAAGCGGCTGGGTTTGAAAGTGCTAAAGCGGCTATCAAGGTTGTAGGTCTGCAAGGTGCATTTAATATTCTGGCAGAAGCGGCTGATGGTAGTGAAGGTAAGCTTGTAAAAATGATCGGCTCAACTGAGGGTGCTGGGGTTATATTCCAGACAACCGGTGAGAAGGCAAAATTCTTAGATGAAGCATTAGAACAAATAGCGAATTCTGCTGGAGCAACCCAAGCGGCTTTTGATAAAATTAATGAGGAGTTAGGTAGAAGTTTAGATGGCCTAACAACTAGCACAGATAATTTCCTGACAACATTAGGGGCTGGTATTGGTTCTGCTTTTAAACCATTTATTGAGGCCTTAACCAGTATCATTCAATTGGGCACTGAGTTACTATTAACCTTTCCATTAATCGGGCAAGTTATTGGTACTTTTGTTGGATTGATATTGACAGTAAAAATTGCCTTTGGTGCATTACTAATTGTCGGTAGTACTGTTGTTTCCATGTTCCTACGCTGGTTTATATTGAGAACTGTAGGACAGATAGTAACTTTATTTACCGGAAAAATTGGGATACTAACCACGGCTTTATCTTTATTAGGTAAGGCTTTGACAGCGGTTATTGGTGCGGGTGCGGTTGGTAAATTAAAGACTGCATTTGTGTTACTGGGTGTATCAGCATTGGCGGCTGCGGCTAAAGTAGCTTCATTCTTAAAACTAACCGCTTTAGCCAGAACGTTAAGAACAACTGCTGTTGGACTCAGGGCTGTAACAAGCGCGGCTACACGGGCGGCTGGGATATGGGTTACTTTTAAATCTGGTGTTGCTGCTGCATTAGTTGCTGTTAAAGGGCTAAGTGTGTTTATGAAGGCCACTTTGATAGGGGCAATAATTGGTACAACCATAGCAATAGTTAGGCTGGCTAATGCTTATTCAGATTGGCGGGATGCTGTTGCTGAGTTAGAGAGAATACAGGGCGGGTTTCAAAAACGTATTGATGCTTTAAAAGCTGAAGGGGTTTCTTTAAAAGCGAATGTAAAAACCTCTGATGAGTTGTTGAATTCCAGTAAAAAACAGATTGATGCTTACCAAGATCAATTATTAAAAACATTGGAATTGGCTACAATAACAAGAGCATTGTTATCTACTCAAGAAGATAGCGCGGTTGAAATTGCGGCTTTAGATATTCTGATAGGTAACATTACAAAAGGTATTGAGGATTCAGTTGTTGCAGAAAAAAGATTTAGTGATGAGGCATTTACCGCTTCCATCATATTACAAAAAACCGCTGAAGATGCAAAGGCATTGGCAGATGCTCAACGTGAAGCGTCCACCCTTAGTTTTGACCAGAATGTTACTCAGTTGGAGCGGGTACGGGATGCTCAATTAGCTGTTCTTGAAATAACCAATGAACTACCGGCTATTGCTGATGTGTTTAGATCGCATAATAATACCGTGGCATTTCTTGCTAATCAAAATGCAGATGAATTAATTTCCATTGCTAAAAAAGAACAAGCGCAATTGTTGGCGATAGAAGAAGCCGGCCTTAAAGACAGTGAAGATTCAATAAAAGAATTTGCCAGATTTCAGGCTGAACTTGAAAGAGAAACAAACGAAAAAATATTACAAATAAACCGTGATAAGTTCTCAAGAATAGACTCACTTAGAAATGAATCTTTTAATAGATTAAAAGCACTAACACAGCAATCAATTGCACTGAGTAAACAGATTGCAGATGCGGAATTGTCAGGCACTCAAAGAATACGTGAATTGCGTAGACAAGGGCTCACTGATATTCAGGCTTTTAATGATAAACAAAAAGAGATTTCAGAACTAACAAGTAAATTTAATCAGGCGTTGGCTCAAGGTGACTTTGATCTGGCAAAACAGATAGCTAATAGACAGATTTCATTATCTGGGCAATTGGTTGGTGAGATTAAGAAAGGCGAAAAAGTACAACTATCTAAAGAGGCTTCAGTACAGGCGGCAATACGTGGCACTGAGGGAGCGCAAACTAGATTAGTTGAGGCATTGAAAGCAGAGAAAGCAGTTGTTGATGAAGCTAAAGCCTCAGAAAAAGCATTGTTCCAAGAACTGACTACCACTTTAAATAATCTGGATGCTACTTTAAGAAGGTTGGCGGGTGACAAGATTGAATTTGAAACAAAGTTCAAAGCACCGGACGCTGCCGAAGCTAAAGCAGATGTTCAGAAAGTAACTGATGAAGTAAGTAACAGTGAAGCGGCAAAGGTATCAATCGGTACTACACTTAACACTGAAGCATTGGCATTAACTAAGCAGGAACTACAGACTTCTTTAGAACAAGAACAGGTAGATGTTTTAGTTCAAGCGGCTGCGGAACCGGCTGATTTTTTACGGGTGTTGCGGGAAATTGAAACTGAGTTAGCTACAACCGGTGTTGACGTTTCTTTAGTTCCAGTAGAGGACAAATTTAATGCAGTCAAGGCGCGTATTTTAGCCGAGGCACTGATTAAAGATGTTCAATTTAATGTAGATGATGCTGAAGTATTATCCATTATAGAACGCCTGTCTCAGCCCTCAACATCTACGCACCAATTTATTGTTGATAATTTAAGTTTAAAAGATTCGATTGAGGATATAAAACGGGATACTGATTCAAAACATACCATTGTTGCGAATATAGAGGCGGCTCTTGCCAGTATTAATTCTGTCACACAAGATACCACAGCGGTACTTACTGTGACCGCGAATACAACTCAAGCGGTTAGTGCAATTGCAATACTGCAACAGCCTACTAATTCGCCTCACAATGTTAATGCGAATACCAGTCAAGCACAATCTGCTATTAATGCCCTACAACGGACTACATTTTCTACTCATGTTGTTAAAGTGGTTGAGCAACGGGCGGTAGGTGGACTAATTGGAGCGGTAAGAGGTGCTAGAGCCGCAATACCTCATTTTGCTGAAGGTACGGCAAGGGCAATACAAGGAACGGTAAGAGGGGCTGGTTCTGGGACTTCTGATAGCATCTTTGCTAAGTTATCGCGGGGGGAGTTTGTTATTAAAGCTGCGGCTGTAAAACGGTATGGGCAATCTTTGTTTCAAGGATTAAACTCTATGCGGTTTGGTAAAGAAAGATTACCGGCTTTTGCAAGTGGTGGGGGTGTTGGTTTTTCTGACATACCTGCGGCTACCCCAGCAAACAATCAGAATGGGGCAACCACAACTTTAAACCTTTCTTTTAATGGTGGGCAAACTTCTACCTTAACTGGAAGTAGGGATTCAGTTAATTTATTGGTTACTTCTTTGCAGGAATTACAACGTGGCGTGGTGGGTGGTTAAATGGCAGCAATAGTTTTTTCTTTAGGTGGTATCGACCTTAACCCAAACATGATTTGGAGAGATAGATTTACCTCACAACAAGTGGCTCAAACCACCTTGCGTACTTTAGCAGGTAGTTTTATTATATATCCACAGAGTTTATCTTTAGGTGAGTCTATTATTCTGGAATCAACCGAAGAACAAGGATGGCTTACAAAAACTCAAGTGGATGCGGTGTTGGGGCTTGCTATTAATGCAGGGGCGATTTATCAGCTAAACGTGGGTGGTGACATTAAAGATGTTGTTTTCAGGCATGAGGAACCACCAGCGGCAGTATTTACACCATTAGTACCCAGATTAAATGTTGAGGCTAATGATTATTTTACAGGTGTTATTAAACTTACTACGGTTTAATGCAATCAATTGCAATTAGGAGATTTACAAAATGAGTATTATTCAAAGTGAGTTGCTGTGGTACAAGGCCGTAGTTAATGACGACACTACCTCAAATGGTGGGCGCATGACCTCTGCTATTTCAATATCAGGGGTTAAAAATAATATATGGCCTGATGTTTCACAAGCAGAGAGAGTATCTGGTTCTACAAAGTATCGTAAAACTTTTATTAAGGTGGCTAACGATGATGATTTAATACTATTTGATTCTCGTATTTATGTAGAAACATTTACTCCGGGTGATGATTCTATAGCTTTATTTTTAGGAACTCAGAGAGATACTCAGAATGATATAACTGGTAGTGAGCGATTGTATGGTTCTGGGCAATTAAGCGCAAGCCGTTTAATTGGTGATTCATTTATGGAAGTAGTAACTGAGGGTGCTTCTTTTGATATGTTTAAGCAGGGTGATTTAGTTAGGATTTCAGATAAAGTTAATGTTGATGATTTAGTGGGTAATGAGGAATTTGTAACCATAGCCAATACACCTAGCTACACAGGTGATATTGTTGATTTCACTTTTTCACCTTCACTGGCTAATGCTTACACTAATACCTTAACAAGAGTAGCTTCAGTTATTGAGCATGGAGATATAGAAGGTTCAGTGGATGGCTATATTAAATCCTCAGTAAGTGGTACTTATGATGAAGTAGGTAATCCAGTTGAGGTAGATAGTATTGGTACAGTAGAAGAAACCATAACTATTACTTTTACTTCACCTACTGCTTATGATGTTGTTGGGGATACTTTAGGCGCGTTAGGTTCTGGTAATATTAGTTCTGATTTTGCACCAAACAACCCAGACTTTAGTAAGCCTTATTTTATTTTACGATTTGCTGGTTTTGCAGGTACGTGGGCAATCTCAGACAGTATTACTTTTGACACTCATCCTGCGGCTGTCCCAGTTTGGTACAAGCGTATTGTTCCAGCCGGTGCTAACTCTTTTGCGGGTAATAAAGTAATAGCGGCTATTGATGGCGAGAGTGCATAATGGCATTATCCCAAGCCGTACAGGTTAGATTTACTGACCCTGATAGTGGTTTAGAGGCCAATACTTTATTTATTGAAGAAAGGGCAACCGACAATAAAACCCCTTCTCAGTTATATAGAGAGGCTCAGACTTCTAGCGCGGCTCAAAGTGCATCTTGCTTGACTAAGACAGCCCAAGAAGAAAGTAATGTTTTGACGGCACAGCTTTGTCAGCAAGATATTGCGGCTTGGGGCGTAAGGAAACTACGGGTTTACCCTGCTGATATTATTCCAGAACTTCGTACAACGGTTGGGAGCATTAGAAGGTTAGGTGTTGGGGCTGATAATGTTTCTGAAGTATTACAATTCTCAAATAGTAATGAAGCTAGTTTAAGATTTCCTGCTTCAGATATGAGTTTTGGTGATTCGACTTTTTATAATAAGGATGGTGACTTAATCAATGTGAATTTTACCTTTGATGGCAACCGTAAAATTAAAGCTTCTGAATCTGGTTTTGGTTTGGTGTTTGTGAGCTACAATTCATCTTATAATATTGTTGAGTTATCAGTAAGTGCAACCGGTGGGGATATAGAAGCCTTTGTAATGGCAATATACAAGCCGTGGGGGGCTGCGGCTTCAACAACGGTACGTTATACACCGGTTGTGTGTGATACAGGCGTAGTGGCTGGCTGTGAAGCCATAGAGGAACTACCTGAAGAAGAACAAACACAAGTAGCATTTGATTCACATGTTTCTAACAAAAGCCCTACTGATGGCATTATTATACCTGAAAATATTATTTGGACAGAAAAATCAAGGCTAGAAGATACTGTAAATGTTAGTGGTGTAGATGTAGAAAGATTTGTTAATGTTACTTTTAACGTTCCTAATGGTAACACGGTTACACTTAAATTTAATAGTCAGTAGATACTATGATACATGAAGGGCCTTTTCAAAGAATAGTATCAATCCCTAATGGTGGTTTAGGTGATATTACTATTCAGGGTGTGGGAAAAGAACAGCTGGGGGGTCGGGTTGTTATTACGGTTACTCAGGTACGTCCTCAAGCTGGTATAGATACTATAGCGTGGTTTAACCCAAGCACTATAAAAAGGGCTCTTTGGAACTCTTTACCTTTACAAGCACAAACATTTGTACCTTTTAACAGTAATGTAATCCTTGCTGAAATAATTATTGAAGATGAGATTCTTGGCGTACCTAACTTTCCAGATACTCATGTTGTTCCAGCTCTACCAAGTTGGGTAGTTCTTGATTATAGAGGGGATCATATTTGGGTTGATATTAATGACTTTACTGTTAGTTTTAATGGGTTACTGCTAGAAATAATACAAGTTAATTTTAGGAGTATAACCGTAGTTATGCCTAGTAATTATCTGGATGATGATATTGGCATTACTGAAACTTTTGTAGTAACAAAGAATGGGTGGGTAATAGATTTATCCACCTCTGTAGTACCTTCTATTTTAGGGGCAAGTAGGTTTAGGGAAATAACTACTTTTATGGATAATACCCCTTTGTCCTCTAACTTTCCTACAAGAGCAGCAAGCTACTCTTCTGTTGGTTCTGGCATTTTTTTTAGCGGACAATATTTAAATACTTATAAATTAGAACTCCCTTATCAACCTGAAAATAATCTACCTTCTACTAACTCTTTAGGTATTAATTTTGGTTTTGGTATATCGGTATTTAATGGATTATATAGAATAAGGATACCACGGGATTCTTTTTATTTTGGTGAGGGTTGGGATGAATGGAATTTGTATATTGACAATCAAAATAGGGGGGGTTTACAAAAAACTAGCCATCCTGATGTTAATTCCTTTGGTGCTTGGATAATTGCTGGTTCTTCTGGTGAAGGTGCTGTTAGTAGATTCAGGCATTTTAATACTTACACTCATTTACCTGCTAATCTTGGTTTTATACCTCATGCGGCTTTAGATGATGGTTTTAATTCAGATGACACTCAAGTATTCTTTTTAGTAAACCAAGGGCATACTGTGAGAAATTGGGAAGCAGGGGTGGCTAATAATAGTTATCAAATACATGTTGAGATTAATTCTATAAGAACAAAAATATATGATTATCCTATTTCTAATCTTATATCAAGATGGGCTTTAATTAGACAAGCTGGATTAATAACAACCGTAGGTAACCCGGGAGGCCCTGTACAATTATTGAAGTTTGGGAACAATCCAGAAAAAAAAACTACCTTGTTTAATGATGATGGTGGATTGTTTATTGATACAGAATTATCAATTTAGTAAGGGTAATAGACAATACTGAGTAAGTAGTTGTATAGTATTTAACAAATTTAGGAGTAATAAACATGGCACTAACAAAGAACAATATAGTAAGAGATATATTCACTCAAGGCTTCAGCACACACATATCCAGTGCTATTAGAGGATTCTTTGATTTCAGTGAATCTTCTGGTGATTTTTTAATGACCACGCCTATTCCTGAGTTTGATGGAAATGCCTTAATATCTTTAACTCCTGTAGGTGGTGTTTCAAGGCAAGCGGCTGACCCTTTATTGCCTGTTGCTTTTTTAGGTAACGAGGTTCAATTAGATGGCGTTTCCGGCAGTCGATTAGATGTTACTTTTACTGAAACGTCTAATGTAAACAATGATAAACTTTTCAGTGTTATTGTAAAACTTGATGACCTTCTTACAGTGCAACCGATTTTTAGTTTCACGGGTGCTTCAAGTGCTACTTTAGGCGTGTACATTGATACTGATGGAGTATTAAAACACGTATACTTTGATGGCGTGTCTACTTATACACCACTATCAGTACCAGCTAATGTGGCTGTACCTATTGTAGCCGGTGCTTATTTCTACATTTCTGCTACCATTACTGATGATACTAACCAAGTAAGATTTTCTGTTATTTCTCTGGAATCAAGTAAGTCTTCTAGATTTACGGATAACTGGGGTATGTCGGCAGGTGGTATCTTAGGAACTGATTGGGGTTCAGATGTGACCCTAGCGGCTATAGGAGAGCATACCGCTGATTATGGTACAGGTGTTGCCACGGAATCATTTAAAGGCCGTATAAGTGCTTTCATGGTCTCAGAATTAGCTGATAATGGTTCTACGTTCAATGATGCTACCGATAATAGAACGCTCAAGGCATTAATGGGCGCGGTTAGTATTTCTGATTTTGATTATGAAGAGCAGTTAGGACAAGAGTTAGGCGGTTCATTGGTTTATGATTATAACCTTGAGCCTTACATACCTCACACGGGTTCTAATCCTACTAATGCCCATGCACTTGAAAAAATCTCAGGTGATTCATGGTTGTTTACTGCTATACCAGTTTCATATAATTATGCTAATAACAGTCAATTATTAGCACCAAAAAGACAAGCCTATATTGCATCCAATACCACGGCTGTTATTAATAATGTAACAAAGACTAATTTAGCAACATTAACTACTAACTGGATAGCTCAAGTAGGTTTAGACTCTCAAACACCTCATAATGATTCTGCTTTAGAAGATTTTGGTATTCTTAGATTTGAAGATGACACCGGCCTGAAATATATTATTTTAGAAGTCAGAGGTGGTAGTTTATACCTTCGTGTTAAAGATGCCGGTGCTGAAGAAAGCTTTGGTGGTTTTAGTTTAGGTACTGTTAAGGGTATCAATCAATTTGTTGCCAGTATTTATGTTCGTGATGGAACAAACATAAGAGTACTTATATCAACTCCGGGCAGATCATCAACTTGGGTTAGCCGATATATTTTATTGAATGGTGCTTTAACAGCTGACTATAAATTGGTATCTATTGGTACAACTGGGGTTATTGATTCTGGTATTTTAAACACTCCTGCAACTCAAGAATTAGCTATAGTTTCGCCTAGAGTATGGGATTTAACTACACCTCTTACTCTTAAACAGCAATATGATTTAGCCATGGCTTATAGTGGCGGCAAGCCCGATGCTGGAAGATATATTTATAAGAATAATTACACTATCCCTAATCCAATTATTTCGGATACAGAGAGGTATCCATTTATTCCTTTAAGTGGATTGCAATTGATTGCACTACCGAACTTAGGTAAGTTTGATTCATTACGATTTACTAAGGATGATGGCACTAATGTAGAAGTGTTTGAGGTTCTTAGAATAGAATCAAATGGAATTTATTTAAGACGCGGATTAGAAGGTACTACACCGGTAGCGTGGGTGGCTGGTGATTTAGAAAATCGCTTAACTGATGAAGCTTTAAATAAACTTATTCGTTCCCACGTTAGGACTGAGGCTGCGGCTAGGGACAGTTCCCTTGTTATGCACATAAATCAGAAAATCGGTACTCCTCTTGATGAAGCCAGTGAGAGTTTTCCTTCAGTAAATTATTCTAAGACAGGGGCAACACTTAACGCTAGTTCCGGTACAGATAATGTGGGTAGGAATAATGTATCTTTAGGTAGAAATTTATCTGTAATGGGTGATGACTCCGTAGTAATAGGTGGTAATAATATTTCTTATGGTGGGTACAATGTTTGTATCGGACTTAACAATTCTACTTTTGGTGGAGTAAGTGGTTACGGTGTTGCTATAGGCCATAACAATGAAAATAAAGCCGGTTACTCTACTTCACTAGGTTACGGCAACAATTGTACTGCTTCGGATACTGCTAATAAGTCAGGTGGTGTTGCTATTGGGTATAACAACACGGCTAACGGTACTAATGGTTCTGATTATGGTGTTGCCATTGGGTACAGCAACTACGCTTCCGGTCAATCTTCAGTTTCTATAGGTGATGATACTGGTTCTTATGCTTATGCAACTGTAGCAATCGGAACTAATACTTATGTCCATGATAAGGGTGGTATTGGTATTGGATATGATAACTACTGTAAAGGTATCTACTCTATAACAATTGGGTACGATAATTACAGTAATGGGAAGTCCAATATTCTTATAGGCTACGACAATTACATATCTTCTGGTTATACTTATAGTGTTGTAATAGGACACGATAATTATTGTTATGGAAGTAGAAGCGTATTAATAGGGAAAGAAAACTACGCTGGTGAAGAAGGGGATTATAATGTACTTATTGGACACCAAAACTACGTTGGTGGTGGTGAGTACAATATATCTATTGGGTATGGTAATAGTACTTCATCTAGTTATTACTTTGTAGCTATTGGGTACAACATAGACAATACGGGTGATGAAGCCGTAGCTATTGGTTTTCAATGTACTGCTTCTGGGACTCGCGGCATTAGTATAGGTAATGCTTCAACTGCCAACCCTGCTAATGCAATTGCTTTAGGTGAGCTTGCTGGTGGCAATGGTATAAGAGGAATAAGCATAGGTAGAGATTCTGGTTCTATTGGGCAGGACTCAATATCTATTGGTTCTACTTCAGTGACAAACGCTACTAACGCTATTGGTGTTGGTACTAACTCCAATGCTGCGGGTTCTCATTCTGTTGCTATTGGTGCGGAATCTTATGGCGGTAGTTACGGGGCTGTTAGTATAGGTTACTCATCTTATGCAGCTGGCAATAATAACGTAGCTATAGGGTACGGTGCTTATACATTAAATGCAGATGCAACGGCTATAGGTAGTAATGCTAATGCAGTACCAGCGCGGTCTATTGCACTAGGTAAAGATGCCAAAGCTGAAGGTATTGGAATAATAAATATAGCAGCAGCACCGGCAATAAGATTAGCCGCTATAAATGAATTTACCGGTAGCGAATTAGAAAAATTATCCGGTGCTGAAGCGGTTATCACTCAGGAAGTTCTGGATGCAAAAACAGTAGCTACTTATTCCCTTGTGTTACCTACCGGTTATGTATTTATACCAACTAAACTAATATTGCTTGCAACTAACATTGTCGGCTTAACTGTACAGCCTACCGTTTCTTTTGGTGCGGCTGGGGCATTGGTGGCGGCTGCAATAACAACCGCTTTAACTGCTAATAATAAGTACCAAGCATTTGAAGCTCCATTTGCAGATGATGTGACTGCTCAATCAACATTGACTTTTGATATAACTATTGTAGCAACTGGTACAACCGTAGAAGTAAAACCTGTATGGGTTGGAACTTTAATTAAAACCTCTTAATTAGGAGAACAAAAATGGCTTTACAAATAGATTTCGTAGCACCTCAAACTGGACAAACGGTAACTGATGGCTACGTTAAAATTAACCGTATAAATATAAAAAACGGAAGTGGTGGTAATAAAAAAGGTTCTATTAAATTAGAGTTCTTTTTAACCCAAGCTGATTCGGTGGCTAATAAAAATCCAGTGCAATACAAAAAATTTGATTTGGATATTGTTACGGCCTTATCAGCTAATCAACTTACTGAAGCTTATGTAGCGTTAAAACTACTACCTGAATTTTCAGGCGCGGTTGACGTATAATTTTTAATTTTTTTTAGCGTAGTAGAGATAGGAGATAGAGATATGAGTAAGGTATTTTTTCTAGGTGGGCTTCCAAGAGCCGGTTCAACTAAAATGAGTAATGTTTTAGACCAGAATCCAGCGTTGTATGTTTCACCTACTTCACCTTTGGCTGAGTTAATTCATCAAATTGCTGCGGTTTATGCCAAAAGTGGGGATATGAAAGCCGCACTTGATACTGATGAACAACAAGAGCGTATCTATGGGGCTTGTAGAGGGGCAATAGAGGGATGGTATCGTAACCATGACATTGCAATAGATAAAGGCCGCTATTGGCTTGGTAAGGGTGAATTTATGGACAAGATGTATCCTGAAGGTTGGAAGGTTATTGCTCCAATTCGTGACCTTCGTGGAATTGCATCTAGCATGGAAAAACTGATACGAAAAAGACCAGTGTATATGATGGCTGGGGGCACTGAACAGAACAATATGGGGGTGAGATTAACTCAGTGGTTTAATAGTAATCCTTTGGGAACGGCACTGAATAATATTCGTGAATCTGTTAATAGAGGTTATGCAGATAAAATTCTATTCGTGCGTATGGAGGACTATTGCAAAAACCCAAAACAAGCTACAAAAAAAATGTATAAATTTTTGGACTTACCATTGTACGACCACGACTTTATAAATATTGAGCAGACTATACATGAGCATGATGCTATCCATTTACCTTTTGGCGATCATCAATGTGGTTCAGGGGCTATAAGACCAGCTGTTGAAGATTGGCTTGATATTATAGGGGCTGACATGAGTGCCGATATTGTCCGTACTAATAAATGGTTTTATGAAACTTTTTACCCTGAGAGACTAGAAGGATAAAATGGCTATAAATGACAGTGTTATTAATTCTACCTTAATCGGGGCAACTCAGGAAACTGAAGGTACTTTTGTACCTGATGTAATCATTTCCGGTACTGTAAATAGTTCATCAATTAACTTTGGTTTAATTGGCTCTAATACAGTTATCGCTGGAAGTGGGGAAGTTACTGAGCCGGTTGCAGGTACGATTAATAGCTCTGTCATTAACTTCGGTTTAATTAATTCATCCATTGCAGGTGAGGAGGTTGTAACCCCACCCGTAATAAGATTTAAAGTAAGTTCTCAACACGAATCTGGCTTTTCTGATGTACCTAAAGTCACGGCTAATCATCAATCAGAATACTTCTTAGGTTCTTTCATCAAAGAGCAGAATGATGCTGGCTACGTTTTAGGTGAGACTGGTGTTCGTAGACAGCATGAGGCTAGTGCTGTTTTAAGAACTAGAGTTGCGGAAGGTGTACAGCATCAAGCCAGTAGTGCTTTGCGAGTAACAAACCAACAAACGGGGGTGTATAGCACTAAAATAGGAGCATTTCATATTGCTCAAGTAATGTATACCGTAACTGCCAGTAATTCTATTTCTTACTCAATTAATGATAAAGTATCTAATCAATTGGATTCGGATTATGCAATAAAAGATACAAGTACTATAAGTAATCAACATGAATCCAGCACATTAATTAAAGTACAAGGACAAAATTCTATTGATTATTCTATTCGTGGGTTAGTAGTACAACAACACGAATCTACTTTTAATTTAAGAATAATCACTGTTAAACAGCATGAGTCTGGATGGGAATTAAAAACCAGAAATTTTATAACTAACACTCATAAAGATATTTGGAATATAGGACAATCTACAGTAATTAATATTACAGATATTCCTTTTATAATTTTACGAGGTGAAATTATAGAGATAATAGATGCTACGGTTTCACAAGATGAGGATGGTTATGCTTGGTTGGCTAATGTTACACTTGCGGATATTGCAGACTATCAGAAATTTAATAGTAATGATGTTTTTACTCTTAATTTATTGGGTGAATTATTCGAGTTAATTGTTGATACTAAGGGGTTAAACAGAACAAATCCTGCCGCTGTTAGATTGTCCTTATCAGGATTATCCCCTACCGCTTTATTATCATCACCACGGGGCGAAAGGTTTACTAAGTTATGGGATGCACCGGTTTTAGCTAAAGATGCCGCTGAAGAGTTCTTAGGGGGCTTGACGATTGACTGGCAATTGATTAACTGGACAATACCAGCATTTGCTTTAGGTGTTACCAATGTAACAGCTATGGAGATAGTGCAATTGATTGCAACGGCAGCTGGTGGGGTTGTGGAAACTAATACCGATGGTTCAATATTAGTAAGGCAGCGACATGCTGTAAGAGTACCTGATTATGATTCTTCAGCGGTTGACCAGATTTATACTGATGCTGAAGATAATATTTCTGTATTAGAAGGGCAATTATTTTCTAAGTCGATTAATAAAGTGGCAATACATAATCAGAGTTCAAGTGCTGTTAATTCAGATACTATTCAATTTGAAAGTGATGAAGCAGACACCACTAAAGGTGTATTGATGGCTTACCCAAGTCCATTTAGAGATATTACCATTACTCATACAGGCCCTTCATCCGTAGTACTCTCAAAGATAGGAGAAGTGCTTAGAACGGAAACCGAAATAATTGAAATATTTGATGGTTCAGGCGGGGTTACTTTTCCTATACTTTCCATTGATTCAATAGATTGGTTGGAAGATGATTTAGGCGGCTTAACTTTTGATGGTAAAAAAGTTAATTCTACTGACCTTATAAATAAATTTAGTTTGGTTCAGATAACCTACACCACTAAAAGTATTAATTATGATGCTCAATATGTGGCAGATACCAGAAAAATACAATTTTTAATGGAGACAGCATAATGGCTATTTCAGCTTCAATAGTTGTACAATTTCAAGGATTGACTTCAGAAAGTAATGCACAATTAATTGCCGAAGTTGACTCAAGGGATGTGGAGGACGGTGGGCTTAATGATTCTACAACCTTTATTGGTGGGGATACGGTTAGTATATTGGCTTATGAGGAAGGGCTCACATCCATACAATCACTTGTATCAGCCGGTGGTATAGTTAAAACCGGTTCAGGCTCACGGGTTATTGAGGAGTTTGTAGAATTTTCTAATGAGTCCGAAGGTACATTGAGATTTCCTCCAGCTTCGGGATTAGTGGTTGAATGGTTCGGAAATGATCTTGGTTCAGTAGCTTACATTGGTGGTGGTAAAGTTAGGGCGGCTAATTCAGGTGTAGCGGTGGCACGTATAACTTACACGGCTAATTATTCTATTTATCAATTGGCAGCACCAACTACCATAAATGGTGAATCTGAATTTACAATAGTTGTAGTTTTTATTGGAGTAATCTGATGGCTTTTGCAATGATAGTGCAACGGGGTTTAGGAGATAAACAAGGGGCTGATATTATCGACCCTTTAATTAATTCTGTGCTTGTTGGATTATCTAGGGGGCAATCTGAGATTGACGAAAATGGAGAGAACCTACAACAAGTGGTCATTAATACTGTATTTAGATCGGGTGTTAAGCTTGGGCATTTAGCTGAAGTAAGTGACTCTTTGCAAGGGGTTACTTGGCGTGGAAAAATTATAGGCATAAGTCATGTTTCACGGTCAGGTACATTAACTACTGACCTAACTATAAGGAGACCGGCATGAGTCAAGGGTTAGTAGAATTAAGACGATTATTATTTCAAGGGACTGGAAAGGTAACGGCACTTGTTTCAGCGATAAATGATACTGAATTAACAGTATCCACGCCTACCGGTATAAAGAAAATAGAGAACCAAACTGCTACTCAGTTTTTGGTTGGCGATTCAGTTGTAATAGATGGCAATACTCTTATAGGTAAAGTATCAAGTGAGCAGGCAATACCTGTGTACTTTGTTTAAAAGAGGTTGTATGATTTTTCCATTAACTAAGTAGAGGGCTACGCACGATGGCACAAGTAACAGTAGCGGTTGAACCGCACTTCCCAGTATCATTGATTTACGACCCAGCCAATTCGGTACAGGGTGCTAATTCTAATGAATCTAAGATTTCAAGAGTACCTAGAATCATAACGGTTGAAGCAATGGCAGCGGGTACTGTAATATCAGTACAAGTATCGGTTCATCCTGATTCTGTATTTCAGGAAATTGTTAGTCTTGACGGTGCTAATGGTGCTGAACAGAATCATATTTTTGACCCTCGTTGGAACTTTGTTAAATTAGTTCGTACAGGCGCACAAAACATTAAAGCTTATGCTCAATCTTAATCAGTGAAATTGATTGCAATGGAGGTGATTTATGGCAGCGGTCGAAAAAGATTTATTAATTGAACAAGGGGCTAAATTTACACATACCTTTATAAGACGGGATTCTGAACAAGTACCTATATCTTTATCTGGATTTGATGCTTTGATGCACATACGCGAAGCGATAGATTCTGATAATATATTGGAGACTTTATCTACCAGTAATGGGCGTATTGTTATTGAAGCCGCTTCTGAAACTGGTCGTATAGACTTGATAATTGGAGCAACGGACACAGCGGCTATGGTTTGGGTTAGTGGGGTGTATGATTTAGAATTAATTGAAATTGCGGATACTGAAAATGTTATCCGGTTGGTTAAGGGTGGGTTTACTGTTGACCCTGAAGTTACAAGATAATGGCTTCTATAATTACAGAAACAGAAACAGTCTGTGATTTAGTTTCTCAAGATAATGTAACCGAGCTTGTATCTGTTGACGAGATAACTTACATAGATGATATTTCAGATATAACTGAGATAGTGGAATCTATTAATGAAACTCAGATTTTATCTGTTGAATCGGTAACTGAGATTGTTGATTCGTGTGTTCAAGGAGCGAAAGGTTCAAAAGGTAATGACGGCACGGCAGCACAACAAATAAATGTATCTGTTATGGTTGGTGCAAGCGTAATTGCTGATAACCTCTCTGTAGCCATAAATCCCTCTTCTAAGTGGATTATAACGGCTATTGATACCGTGGGTAACAAAAGGCGTATTAGTGAGGTAGTGGCTATTCACAATGGAATTGTGGCAAAGCATACTCATTATGGAATAACGGGTGATAAAGTACCTTACGTGGTAGATGTAATTATATCAGGTGGGTTATTTTTTCAATTGAAGATAACGAATAACCATACTGAGGATTTAGACCTCAAGGTTTTGAGACTGAGTACTGTACTATGAGAATTGAAACAAGAAAATTAGGGTTAGCGGCTTTCATTAAAATGAATAATGGCAATTTAATTGAAGTAGCTTCGGGTAAGTTCGCATTTGAATCTGAAAAAGCAGAATCACAATGGGAAGTTGAGTATTTGAATTCGTGCTGTCATAGGCACGATACTGAACTAATCAATCTACGAAAATTAATCAGAAACTAAGGAGTCTGAAATGTCAGAACAATTATTTAGCACCGGTTTAGGTTTTGCAATCGAAAATGAAGCTACCGGCACAGTAACATTTGAACACTTTGTAACAGGTGGACTCCCCGGAGACGCAGGTTTATCAGCTGATGAATTAGCATTATCCAATAACGCGCCTATTGGTGCAAAAGCTACAGATTCAACAAGTGGATTTGAGTACCGTAAAAAAACTGCTGGTTCGGGCACAGATAAATGGGTACGGTTAGCTGACCAAGATGACATTATCGCTTCAGGTGGTACAGAGTCATGGAGAGAACCGGCCTTAATTAAAGATGATACTGTCTACGCGAATATTGCAGCTGCGGAAGTTGCTGTAAACACTGGTACTATTGATGGTGTTTCTCTTTCTGCAACTGACCGTATTTTATTTACAGCTATAACAGGCGAAGGTAAAAACGTATTCATTGTTACCGGAACTCCCGGAGCTGGTGCAACATTGGTGGAAGATGCCAATGAAGAAACTAATAACGATGCAATTATTATTGATGATGGTACTTTTGCAGGTAATCAGTTTAATTACAATAGTACTTCAGTTAGCTGGATTCGTTCTAATCAAACCAGTTTAGATGAGCTTGCCTTTATCCGTACTTTCATTGGTAAAGATGCGGCTGGTTCTGAATTGCCTGGGTACACTTCTACAAACCATGTAGCTAACAATGATACTCTTGAAGTAGCAATTGGGAAACTGGATACTGCGGTAGGTAGTAATGATACTGACATTGGAAACAATGCCACTTCTATAGGCAATATTCAAACTGAATTAGATGACTTTGAAACCGCTATGGGTGCGGTCATTGATGCTAATGGTGATTATGTAGCCTTTTCTGGTACTAATTATCTTGATAGTAATAGTGACTTAACAGAAGATTTAACTGATCTGGATACACAGGTTAAAGCTAACGCTGATGCTATTGGTTTAATATCGAATGATGATACAAACCAAAATGCCTTTATGGGCAAAACAAGCACCGGTGCGGAAACTCCAACCTATTCATCCTCTGAGATTGTCACTCAATCAGGAAACCTTGAATCAGCAATTGGTGAACTGGATGCTTTCTTAGATCAAACTAACCACGCTGTTTCTATTTCAGGTATTACTACTTTACAGGTTATTGACTCAATTCTGGTTGATGATGTTAAAGCAGTACGTTGGTTGGTACATGTTCAACAAGGTACTAAAGTAATCACTTATGAGATTGATGCTACACATGATGGCACAAGTTCAAGTGATGCTACTGCTACCGACTTCACTAAGTATGCCCGTTTGAAAATGAATGGTAATATCGTGGGTATTAAAATCAATGTAAGAATTGCTGGAGCTACTACGGCTCAAACAATGGAGCTTACTGTTGAAGCCACAAGTGGTGTTGTTGCATCTAGTTCAAGACTTTCAGTAATCTAATGTCTGATGATGTACAATTTGCTCACGAAGTAGAATCGCTTATCGTGGGCAATGAACCTAACCTCATTGGCTTTTTTGCCGGTGGGGTTTTACCTCATATAGCGGTTCCTGATGCACCGATAAACTCAAGATATTATCGAAGCACTGGTGATTTATATGTCAATAAAAATGTATTGGGTGGCTTTGGTAGTTTAGCAGGTGACTGGGTTATTGATGATATTAATAGTATCGGAAGTAAAATAATAACCTTTGTTCCCTTCTACAAACCTAATGGGCAACAAGACCCTATTGTTTTATTAGATGCAGAAATTCTACCTTTTATCAATCAAGGCGGTAGTCAAGATGATATTGATTTGATAAATGGTGAAGTACCTTTCTTTAGTTCGGTTTTGGTGAGTGACCCTATATCTTTAGGAACTACCATTAATGCAACACAAGTACCCTTCTTTAATCAAGACGGTTCACAAGATAATATTCCAGTAGTTAATCCGTAAAAGGAGAAATAAAAATGACAGATATAATACCGTTAAAGGTACGGAGGACGCTAGGCGATACTGACGCTTTGGCAGAATTTGAAGTGGGTGATACTACGGCTTTGGTTCACGGTGGTACAAGTGCAACCACAGCTTCGGGTGCAAGAACTAATATAGGGGCGGCTTCTCAAGTTGATTTAGACTTACATGAAAATGACAACACTAATGGGCACGGAGTAACTGCGGCTCAAACTGGAGCGGTGGCATTATCCGAAAAGGCTGTTGCTAACGGTGTCGCTACTCTGGATGGTGGTGGTAAAATACCAGCGGCTCAAATACCCGCTGTAAGCTTACCTGAAGTACATGTTGTAGCAGATACAACCGCACGTTTAGCATTGACTGTTCAAGAGGGTGACGAGGCCATACAGCTTGATGATGGCAGTCATTGGATATACGATGGCAGCGCGTGGCATAATAGACCACAACCCTCAGTTATATTTGGTTCAGAATATCAAGCAGAGACACACGAAAGCTTAGAATCAACAACAAGTGCTACTCCTATTCTTTACCATACATGGGTAACAAGTAATCTACCGGTTGGTGATTATAGATTAATCTGGATACCTATATTTAGTACTTCTCAAGGTGCTGGTAAACGAATACATATTGACTTGTATCGTAATGCTGTTTTAGAAGGTCATCCAATACACCAAAAGTCTGCTAAAGATGATGAAAGTTATTTAAGTTTAAATTCAGGCTCAATAGATAGTCAAACTAGAATAATATTACTTAATTCTATTTCAGGTGTTCAAACTTTTACAGTAGAGTATGCTTCTCAGGCAGCAACAAAAGAAGTTAATATGATTTCAAACCAATTTGAATTATGGAGGGTGGCATGAATTATACTTATAGCGTGTTAGTGGATTTCACTTCTACTACTACACCGAGCGCGGGGGCATTAACTTCAGAGATAATGCTTTTGGGATTAGGTGCAAGTTTATCAGGTGTATCCACAAAAGGTGATGTTGTAACCATTTCCTTTGATGGTTCGGTAACTGGTATGGATAAAACCAAACTAGACCAAGCAGTATCAGATCATACGGGCATAGTCAGTGTAAAAACAGTTATCGAAACTGTGATGATTGTACCTACAGACAGGCGCATAGATACTGAAAATGACTGGCAAGATTTAGGCGGGGTTATTGTTGCACCGGCTTCATTTCCAGTGGCTTTAGGTAATCTAAGGGCTCAAGTTACCGGTCAGTTTAAAATCAAAGCAGGTATGGATGCAGAACTATGCTTAACTGAATCTGGGGATTGGAACTCTTTACCTGATAGTGAGCTTATTGACCCTCCTCATGTTCTAACAAATAGTAATGATGGTTGGCTTCCATTTACAATTGTAAGCAATATTGATGTTCGGGATGGATACTGGGCTTATGTAGTTAAAGCAAGGGCTGGTGGATGTGATGGTTTTTATCTTAGATACCTAACATTGTCTATTGTGGAGCAAACGTAAATGATACCGGAGGCTAAACAAAAGCACATTGTACTAATTACAGATGATAGTGTTACGGAACGCGCTTTTATTAGCAGTTCTTTGCTTGCTAATTCTCAAGCAGAAGTAACTATTTATGAATCTGAAAATCAAGAGGAATTATTTAATACCTTAGACCGGTTGATGTGTTCAAGAACTTTACCTTCATTAGTTATTCTGGATTTCTTATTAGGTACTACGCATGGTGTGATTGTGGCAGACCGGCTAAGAAGAAATTATCCACCTATTCCAGTAGTAGTTCTTGGTGCTTGTTTAGGTAGTGGAGAATTAATAACCAAACTTTACCGGCTAGGGGTTAATGGCTATATTGTGAAACCCCAAACTGAAAAAGACTACGATAAAATAATGAATCAGATAGTGGACATTTGGCTTCATCAACCTCAACCTGTTTGGAGATTTAGGGGGGATGCGTGTACTACTGAATGTTCAGTGAATGATAGGAGGCGGTATGATAGACGGGGTGTTGGTAAATGACATAGGAGCTATAAATGCTATTGTTGGAATAACGGTGGCGGCTGTACCCTTATGGTTTGCCTTGAGGAAACTTAAAAACATTTTATATGGTTTTTTTGTTCAGCCGTTAGTAGATAGATTTAATACATTTTGTCAGACTAGACAAGATGAAAGAATTAAACAGGTTTTTGAGGAGATACAACCTATGATTGAAGCACATGTTCATTTAACGCTACAAGAGCATAGGCAATTATTGGATGACCAGCAAATAATTCTAAAGAGTTCAATCGCTGAAAACGTGGAATTCAAAAGTTTTGTTAATGAAGGGATGATAACCTTAACTAAGTCGATAGATAAATTGGTTTTGGTGGTAACAAAGAATACTGAGGATTCAAAACGTGTCAGGGATTGTTTAGAAACTATAGATGGTAAAACTTGCCCTGCATTTAAAATTAAACAAGGTGGATAATTATGCAACACAAATATGAATTGATAGCCGAAGCCGGTTTTAACGATTTAACGCCTGAACAAAAAAATAAAATTTGTAATGGTGCTGGTGCGGCTGGAGACTGGAGAAGCATTTTAATTCCTAACACGCTTTGGGGGTTGGACTGTACTCAGGTTTTTGATCTACATGATTACGCATACCACGTAGGCAGAACTTACGAAGAAAAATGTAGGGCTGATATATCCATGTTGATTAATCTGATACGGTTCATTAATAAAAAAGGTGGCTGGTTATCTGTTGCCAGAAGATACCGAGCAGTTACTTATTACGATGCTGTATTTGAGTTAGGAGAAGATGCTTTCTTTAATGAAGAAAAAGGTAATTTGCATTTAAAGCCTACTGAAGAATACATCATTGCAGGGGCAACGGCTGTTAAGATTAAATAGTATTGCAATCAATTGCACGGGGGTTTTTTATGGGTGGTATCTATTGGGGCAGGTTAAAACGGGCATTAGTGGTCTGTATAGTGGTGTTAGTGTGGGCTATGCTTCTTTCTGCATAACCAACATCATAATTATGTTAATAGGGCTTAAAACGCCTTAGATTAGATTAGGGGAATTAGTATGGCGGCAACCGTTTATAACAAGCCTGTAACCGGCCTTGTTAATGCAATACCAGCAATGGTTTTAATTTTAATTTTTTCGATTATTACTTTAGTGGGGTGCGAGACTATAACCACTATTTCAGAACATAGAAGGGTTTATTGTGATAGAACAACTGATAGCGTGGCTAAAGGGGTGGCAATCGAAGCCATCCGAGAAGATCATTCCTACTACCCAGAAGAAGGAATTTGTACCGATTTTGGAGAAGCCTATTTTGACAGAGCAACTGCTGAAGCAGAAGTCCAAAATGAGTAGCAAGTTAGTGATTCTAAGCTATGCCCATTTCCCTTCAAAACCCGGAGCGGGATTCAGGGGAGTACATGAGCATGAGGTTTCAATATCGTGGACAGATACCCTAGCAAACCAATTAGAACTTCGCGGGATAAATGTAGCCATAACTCCTGTAGGTGGATTGCGAAATAAAGTGGCTTTTATTAATGAGCGGGATGCTGAGTTATGTATCGAGATTCATTTTAATGGTTCAAGCAATCCTACAGTGTCAGGGGTTGAAACTCTGTATTGTCCTAAGTCGGTTAAAGGAAAATCATTAGCGGCTGGCCTACATGATTTATATGCTCCAGAAATGCACTGTAAAGATCGTGGCATTAAAGAGGGTTGGTATCGAATGGATAGGCCGTATATTGAGGACTACCCCGGAGACATAGATGGGGATGAAAAGGAGGATTATTTTTTGAAATATACTAATTGTCCTGCGGTTATTCTGGAACCTGAGTTTATGGCTCAAATAGATAACATTCTGAAATATGAAAAGGAAGCTTGCATTGCTTTAGCTGAAGGAGTACATTCTTATTTGGAGGTATTATGACCATAAGCAAAACAACTTTGACTGTCGTTTCTGCGCTGTTCAGCTCATGGTTTTTTATGGATGCTTATTTTGCTCATGCCCAAGACCTTAGACAAGTCAAAAAAGATACACAAATAAAAGATTGGTCTATAGAGCAGAGCCTTAATTACATGCAACGTACTCATATTAGAAATGATCTGAGAAAAGAGTTAAAAAAACCAGTAATTAAGCGGGATGAAGTACTTGTACATGACCTTAAAGAGTCTAATCGGGTACTAAAAACCAGAAGTGTTCATTTACAGAATATGCAAGATCAAGCTACATTGGATGCCTTGAAGCAGGATGATAAACCAAGTAAACTAGGCAAAATGTTTGATATTCTGATAGACGATGAATGATTAGTGCTTTACAAAACTGATGGAGTAATATAGACTGTAATTTACTTGGTACTGCTTTGCTAAGTTACTCCATTGGTTTGGGTGGGAAATTAGAGAACCCTTAACGTGTCGCTCTCAGTTTTTACTGTTCACGTTAGGGGTTTTTTATTGCCTAATGGAAATAAATTTGACAATAGAATTTATTGATGTATAATGTAGCGGTGTGATAATAAACGGATTAAACACTATTACAATTCATCAACCCAGTGGTGCAATCAATTGCATAAATTTGAATTAATACCGGCAGATAAATCTTCCTATACAAGACGTAAACCTATATGGGGTGTAGGGATTAATGATGCAGACTACATGACTTCTTTACAAAAGAAGGATGGGCATACTAGATTTTGTAGATATTTTTTAGTGTGGCGAAACATGATTACCAGATGCTATTCAGCTAAATCTTTAGAACTGTACCCTAAGTATAAAGAGTGTACTGTTTGTATTGAGTGGCAAACTTTTACTACATTTAAAAAATGGATGGTTGACCAGTCGTGGCAGGGTCTTTGTTTAGATAAAGATATTATTTTACCTAATAATAAAATATACGAGCCTGATAATTGCTGTTTTGTTTCCTATGATCTGAATAATCTTATACGTGACTATACTTACAATGGCTACCCTAGAGGTGTTACACCTACAAAGGGAAAGGTTACAAAATACGTGGTTTATTGTACCAGTCGTGGTAAGAATAAGAATTTAGGAACTTATGATTCTGTTAAGAAAGCCAATTTAGCTTTTTGTGTACATAAATTAGATTTATTGCGTTTTTATGCCAAACAACAAACTGATGAAAGAATAAGGAGAGGCTTAATGCTTCATGCCAAATTATTAATGGAGAACACACATGCTAGAGTTAGCTTTAAAATCTGAACTACCTTTAATCAAAATAATAACAGATGATACTGTAAATGTAGGTGACGTATTATCATACATTGTGGATGAGTCCGTAATGCTTATAGATGAGTCCCATATCCCAAAACTATCCAAGGAGACTTTTGAACCGGAAACCAGATACTTTTATTTACTGGATGCTAAAGAAATAAACTACCCAGATATTTATGAAAAAATGGTTAATTGTGATCGCACTCTGATAATGGTTAATCCTTTAGATACCAGTACTCTTATGTTTGATGCTGGAGTGTTGCATTTGCCTAATGGTATGCTAAAAGATTTTCTTGGTGGTCTGGTAACAAAAAAATCAGTAAAGCCGTTAGTGGCAACATTAAGCGGTTTATGCCTGAAAGATGTTGGGGAGATATGCCGGTTAGCACAAACACAGTTTAAAGAGTTGACTCCACGGGCTGTAATGGAAACTAGACGTATTTATGTTGGTCGTATGCAAGGGGTGCAACAAGTATCAACTAAGTATGATTACTATAAACCACCGGCCTTTTTAAAGAAGTGGCTTTCAGTTGATGGAAAGATTTTTGTTGATTATACGGTTCAGGATTCATTGATACCACGAGGCTTGTTATTTGATGGGATACCGGGAGGCGGTAAAACGCTTGGCTCAAAATATCTGGCAGATGAATTAGGAATACCCCTTTACAGAATTGACCTTGGTGCGTTAATGGGTAAGTACGTGGGGGAGTCAGAAGAAAACCTAGCTCAAGCTTTATCTGTTATTGATAATTGCCAGCCTTGTGTGTTGTTATTTGATGAAATAGAAAAATCCATAACCTCACAAGATGATTCGGGTGTTAGCTCAAGGATGCTATCAGCGGTGTTGTGGTGGCTTCAGGAGCATGATTCAAGGGTACTTACTATAATGACCACGAATAACGCTGCAATCCTACCTATCGAACTGTACAGGTCTGGACGGATAGATGAAGTATTTGAATTTAAGGGTATTACTAACCATGATGCCGCTACCGAGTTAATTATTGGGGTGCTGGAAAGTTTAGGATACAAAGATGACCCTAAAAATAAAACACAATTAGCTTATTGTTCAATCTGGGAAAACATAGAGGAGGTGAACAAATTTAGAACCACTGAAACAGATAATGAAGAGGTTATTTATTCACCACCCGTGAGCCATGCAGACCTCACTAGCATGGTGTATAAAGCAGTAAAACAACATATTGTTAATATTTGACAATTAAATTTAGTTAAGTTAATATGCTATTTCAAACCAAAATAAACGGAGTAATAAAATGAGTGAGTTAGAGAGAATGATAGGAACCACAGGCAATGATGATTATGCGGTTGTGGTGAAAACAGAGGACTATAAAATAGGGATGAAACCTATATTTGATTCTGCCCACAGCCAAACCTTTGTTGGTATGCGAATCAGACTTGTAGCTACTAAAGATAATGAGGATGTTGTGGACTTCGACCCTGAAGCTAAGTTGAAAAGTTTTTTTCCAAGTATACCGTGGCAACAAACTGGAGCAGACCGTTTATCATTAGTTGGCGGGTGTGTGGTCAATATACCTCAAAATAGCCCTGTTGCATTACACGGATGGCTTAGACAGGAAAAAATAATTGATAATTTGCTGGATAAACTTAAATCATTATTTGATCTGAAACTGGAAAACAAAAAGGAATTAAAAAAATTCTACATGGATGTTTTTTGTACCGCTTATAAGAAGCCCATTAAACAACCTAAAATAACTAATGGTAGTGCGGTGGTTAATTTGGGTGACTATAAGGATAAATTACAATCTGGGGACATTGAATATATAGAGGAAGAGTAATGGTGGCTCTTTCACCAAACCAGAAACTTATGATACTGAGTGGAAAGGATGCCCTCATAGCCAGAATAGAACATGTTAAGTTAACTGGTGATATTCATGCCGCTGTGGTTTTGGGGCGGTTGATATTTAGTTACTCCTATTTTTTAGAAAAACATGGTAAAGATTCCTTTTACAAAACTAATGAGGAATTAAAAAATGAGTGTATGGCTAGTTCTTCTCAATTAAGACGGATAAAAACCATACTCAATACCCTACCTTTTTTGACAATAAAAAAGAAGGGGATACCGGCTAAGAATTGGTACACTTTTAATGCAGATGCTTACTATAAGTCTTTAGAGAAATTGGTTGATGACCACTCTACAAGTGGTGCGGAAACAGACACCTCCAGTAGTGTCGAAAACAACACCACTGGTAGTGACGAAAACAACACCACTATTACAGAGAATACTAAAGAGAATACATCAGAGAATACTAAAGAGAAGGTTTCCTCTACGAGCAAACAACCCAAGAACCCCGAAATTAAAAAAGTAACCTTCGGGAAAGGTAAAAAAGGAGATAACATAGGTAAAAGCAAATTAAGCATTATGAAAGGAAAAGGTAATTATTCCGTAATGCAAAGCTACACTGAATTTGCAGAGGTAGCTAATGAATATACCACTGAGGAATTAATAGAGGAATTCGAGACTCTTGAATATACCAATGCTAGGGTTTCGGATTTCTGGCGTAAATGTATGAGGATTAATTACCATGAGGAGTTAAAACTGATACCTTCCCTTAGTGGGGTTAATAAAAAGAGATTATGGAGGGTTATGGCTACCATAGAGGCCGACCACTACAAGACCCTTGGTATCCTTATCAAAGATTGGGTTTCATTCACTGAGCATTGCGAGGTTAAGTTTTCTGCTTTTAAATCGCCTCACACTCCAATGCTTGCGTATCTGGATAAATACATTGATGCCATACCCAGTTTTTCAGGGGATACGATACCTACAGCTTCAAAAGGCCATACGGGTAAAACTTCATCATGGGAGGATGATGATTGAAATTGATTGCAATAAAAAGCAGGTAGTAATACCATTCATAAAAAAACACAGGAGATAGGGGGTTACTATGACCACTATAGTAGAACAGGCATTTGAAACTAACGTGCTACATAAAGATGTACACATGAGCTTAGTGAAAAATTTAGATAAGATTTCACTGGCTACAGGTGTGCCTAAAAAATTCATTTGGACAGAGGATACAGATAATGTATGCACTAAACATGAGTGGAAATTTATTGTTAAGTGTCGGAAGTACAGGTCTGATGGTTATGCCGGCCTAATTATAACAAACAATAGTACACAGATTCATTCAGCTGAAGAAAAAATGATGATGATGGCGGGTAAGTTAATTCGTAATTTTATAGATGCGAGGCTTGTTATTGTCCAAGATTTATTGGATGAAATGAAAGAAGGGTATAAAGACGATTCAGACGTTCTTTTAATTCCAAACTTTTTTATTCCAAAAAAAGGTATTGCTTTACCAGATTGGCAGGTCAATACTTTACAAGGGTTATTGATAAAAAGACTATGTGCAGGGGATTTAACTATTCTTTATGTGCAGAGTATGGATGATTTAAAAAAGAGCTATGGAGCGGCAATGTATAATCACTTAAATCAACATTATAAGATTTTATAAAAAACCTTAGTCGGTGCTGAGACTGACTAGGGTATTTTTGTCTCAAAAATTCAGGAGTATACAATGCAAAGTGTTGGTACAAAACTACTATCTAGCTTGATAGCAGAAGATAGCTTAACCTACTATATAAAAATGGGTTTAACAGTAGAAATGTTTTTAGGTATTGAGGATGACCTGTTTACCTTTGTGGATGACCATGTTCATAATTATGGTGTCTTTCCAAAAGCAGAAACGATAGAAGAACAAATTGATATTGAGTTGCCAGAAACAACCGAGCCCGTCAATTATTATTTAGATCATTTTGAAAACCGATACTACCAGCAACGTTTAAAAAAGATGATGCTGGAGGCTCAAAAAACATTAAAAGAAAAGAAACCTAAAGAAGCCTTAGAGATAATGCAGAATGAGATTGTGACTCTTACTTTAAATAAGAACCGCAAAAAGATGGTGAACTACACCAAAGACGCTCATAAGTTGATTGAAGATAATTATAAACAGCAATGGTTGGGTGAGGATGGGATACATGTAGGATGGCCTTATCTGGATATTTTAACCGGTGGTTTATACGGTGGGGATATAATGGTTATTGTTGGGAGGCCAGGAACGGGCAAGACCTACAACCTATTACACATGGCAATGACCCCTTGGATGCAAGGAAAAGTTCCTTTAATTGTTTCAATGGAAATGAATCCACTAGCATTAACACAACGAATTGCAGCCATGCAAGCCCACGTACCAGCCCACTATATTAAAACCGGAGACATTCCACCAAAATTTAAAGATAAAGTATTTAACGTATTAACTGAAAATAAAGAGGATAAAAATAAACCTCCATTCTGGATTGTGGATGGTAATTTGACAGCTTCGGTAAATGATATTGCTTTAATATGCCACCAGCTAAAACCTGATTGTGTTTATGTAGATGGCGCGTACATGTTGAGAGCTGAAAATGCTTATGCCAAACATGAACAGATTGCAGAATCAATACAAGGCTTAAAAGAAAAAATAGCTAGTAACATGGATATTCCAGTTATTGCCAGTTATCAATTTAACCGCGACCAAGTTAAGGCGGCTAAGAAAGGCAAGACAGGCGTAGAGCATATTGGTGGTTCAGATGCCATAGGGCAAATAGCTTCAGTTGTTTTGGGTGTCTCAGGTGACGATGACCCCTCATTACCTTCAAACCATGAAGCAGTAAAAATAATTGAATTGCTGAAAGGCAGAAATGGAGAGACCGGTACTTTTAAAATCAATTGGAAGTTTGATGTGTGGCCTTATATGGACTTCACAGAATTAAATACTAAACAGTACCCAGAAAAAGATGATAAGGCCGGCTACGAGGAAATGGATTTTGATAACTTACCAGCCATGCAAGAAAACACAGAGGATTTAAAATATTAGTGCAACCAATTGCAATGCTAAATAAATTTGACAATAGAAATTATACGTGTATAATGAAGCTCAACATTAACCTAAACCAAACCATAGAGGATTAAAAAAATGCCAGTAACCATAACAAAGAAAAAAATCGCTCCAAAAGGTAAATCTAAACTAAGTAAAAAAGCAACAAACTCAAAAAAGATTGAAGCTATGAAAGACTTGGTTGATGTAATGGGTGTCACTCAGAAAGCAATGGAAAAACACCAAAAAGCAATGATGCCATTATCTGAAACTTATTCCAATGCTAAAGCAGAATTACTAACCATGGCTGATGAGGAATATGATGCCGCTCAAAAAGCACTAATATCCACAGATGATTATTTAGCCGATATTGGTATGAAGGGAAACAGAACCTCAATTACTGATAAGGCGAAAATTATTGATTTGCTGGATGGTATAGACGAGGACTTAGTAATCAAGTTAATCTCATTTAAACTAACTGAATTAAAACAGTACTTGACCCCTACCGAAATAAAAGCAGTAACCGAGATAGAACGCTTAAATGCCAGAACGGTAAAAGTAAATCCTTTAACCTGATGGATGAACAAAGAATTATCACCTTTCTAAAGGCGGTAGGTTCAGAACCATGTGAAATGCAGAATAGGGATGAATGGGTATTAGCACCTTGTCCATTTGCCCCTTGGTTTCACGAAGGGGGTGTAGACAATCATCCTTCATTTGGAGTTGAGAAGAAACCTAATGAGGAATCCAGATTTTATTGCTTCAGTTGTAATGCCAATGGCGATTTGATGGATATGATAATCAACCTGAAGCATGAAGGTGCTGTCATGGATGATGGTTATAACTTTCCTTTGGCTTTAACATTGATTGCAGAAGAGCAAGAAGAGGCAGAATTAGATATACCTGATTATGGTGAGGGTGTGGTAAAGCCTAAAGTAATAACCCAGATATTTGCCGAACAATTTTTGGAGTCCTTTAAGAAAGCTAAGTTCTTCAAGGATGGATTGCAGTATTTAAAAAGCAGAGGCTTAAACCCGTTAGAGATACATGAGTTGGATTTTAGATTTGATTCAAAACATAAGCGTGTGTGTATCCCTGTAAGAGATTTTAATGGTAAGTTGATGGGATTGCATGGTAGAAGTATTATAAAAGGCACTACACCCCCTTACAATGCCTATAAGTATAACAATCATTGGAATAAGTTGCCGTGGCTTGGAGAAGAATGGATAGATTTTGAAATACCTGTTGTTTTATGTGAGTCGGTATTTGATTTTATTCAGATACGAAAAGTATACAGAAATGTAATGTGCAGTTTATCTTGTGGCATGGGCAAGGCTAAAGTAGATCGGATTAGGGGGGCTTTAGATGTTGTTAGTTTATATGACTACGGGAAGGGGGGTGATATGGCAAGAAAGTCTTTGCATAAGTATTTAAAAAGTTCAACCATTGTCCACTTAATACCAACAAAAGAGCAAGACGACCCCGGAGCAATGACTGAAGTAGAAATATATAATTTATTAAAAGGGTATGTTGATTTCAATTTGGAGGGTATATGACTACTATTTCAAGCGAACTTAATATAACTAAAGGAGTAAGATTAAACCGGCTAATTTGGTTTATTTCACAAATTGAGCCAGAACAATTAATAACTTTAACTTTAGATGGAGGAACTGCAACAGACCTTGCAGGACATTTAATTGTCAACCTTTGTACTGAGCATGATATTTTTTCACCAAAATTGTACACCGGAATAAAGATACAACAACATAAAGTTAATTAATTTTGACAATTAAAAACATACCCGTATAATAGTAGGCGTTCACATTAGTTTGAACTTATGATAATCAGATACCGAAAGGTACAATATTAGGAGAAATAACATGGGGTTTTTAAAGAAAGGTAAGGCTAGTCAAAAGCAAGTAGCTGCGGCTGAGAAAAAGGCAGAAGAACAAGCAGAAGGTTATATTCGTAGATTTTGGCTTCCAAACGATGCAGAAACTACAATTACTTTTTTGGATGGTAAGTTGTTGCCAGATGGCTTACTTGATAATACAACATTTCTTGAACATCAATTAAATTTAAACGGCTCATGGCAGAATTGGTACGCTTGTACCAGTGAAGATGAACCTTGTCCAATATGCGAAGGTGGAGATACCCCTTCATTAGTTGGCGTGTTTACAATCATAGATCATTCTGAGTGGACTTCTAAAAAAGATGGTTCAAAACACAAAGATGAAAAACGACTCTTTGTAGCAAAAAGACATACCTTAAAACAATTGCAGAAGATTGCCACTAAGCGTAAAGGCTTAACTGGAATTACCTTTGATGTTTCTCGTATTGGGGAAAAGGCCGCTAGTGTTGGGGATATGTTCGACTTTGTACAGAAAAAACCACTATCCTTTTTTCAGAAGAAATATAAAGATGCTGAAGCCTATGATTACGAGGAAATTTTGACGTATAAAGATGCTCAAGAACTTCGTGAAGAAGGTTTTGGTTCACTGTCAGTAGGTAATGAGCCAGAGGTTGATGAAGATGAAGAAGGTGAATATGAGGATGACGTATAGCCTTTAAGGGTTTTGGTAGCGTCCGTTGGGCATTTGCTCATCACACTAATTGCGGGTGTTCATTGGTTGCTACCATTTTTATGGAGAATAAAATAAATGACTTGGACTAATCAAGTTCCATTGATAACAAAAGAAGCGGCTGTTTACCCTTATTCAGCAAAATTAAAAAAACGATTCAGTTTAGCCAGTAGGTATGATGACCCTATAAATCTTTACAGAGAGATAGGCAAAGACAAACAACACAGAATTTTACTACCTAGACAAGTATGCCCTATGGGTGTGGATAAACGAGCGGTAGGTATTCCTGTAAAATTCGATACTATATTTAAACCCAGAAGTGATGAACAAGCCAGAGTTGTAAATGAAGCCTCTACTTTATTGTTGGCGGGTGAATCATTTGTAGTAAGAGCCCCTACTGGATTTGGTAAAACAATTTGTGCTATGCAGATGATTCATAATGTAGGTAGAAAAACATTAGTTATTGTCACTAAAGAGGACATAAGAGACCAATGGATTGACGCGGCTAAAATGATACTAAAAATAAAGAACTCTGAAATAGGTATTATTCAAGGAGACCAATGCAATACCAAAGGAAAAAAGTTCTGTATTGGTATGATTCAATCCTTATCTAAGTCTGGGAAATACGCTCCTAGTACATGGACAGATTTTGGTTTAGTTATCTGGGATGAAGTACATAGAGTAGCGGCTGACCACTTCAGCAATAGTGCATGGCTATTACCGGCAAAATTAAGGTTAGGCCTTTCTGCAACACCTGAACGCAAAGACGGTAAAGATGTGGTTATTGCGGCTCATATAGGCAACGTAAGGGTGGCTACAGAGCAAATGACTATGATACCTAAAGTCTTGGTGGTTAAATCTAAATTCACCTTGCCTATGGTTCCTAGAAAGATAAATGGTAGATTTAAACAAGTACCTTTACCGCATACTCCGGGGCGTATTCAAGGTGTAAATAAGTGCCTGTCTAAAAATATGACCAGAAATAAGATGATAGGCCAATTCATCAAGACCGCTTACAAGAAAGATAGAAATATAATTGTGTTCTCAGATTTAAAGGCTCACCTTGATAGACTTTATGAAATTTGTGTAATGAACGCGATACCTCAGAAGGATATGGCTTTTTATATTGGGGGTTTGACCAAACAAGAACGAGAACGGGCTAAAGTAAAAGCTATAATTTTTGCCACGTATGCCATGACTTCAGAAGCAACTGATATACCGTGGATGGACACAGCGGTTTTATGTACTCCTCGCTCAGATGTGGTTCAGATTGTTGGGCGTATATTACGGGAATACCCAGACAAAAAAGAACCTATAGTATTTGATGTTGTAGATCAGTGTAGCAATGTATTGACAGGCTATTACAATAACCGATTGCAATGGTACAAGTCCATAGGCGCGGAGGTTAGAAGGAAAAATTGACAATTAAGATAAAATAATTTATAATTGTCAAAACTGGAAATATCAATAAGGAGAAATAAATGCCAGTCAAAGTAAAAAAAATCACGGATAAAAAACCCTTCAAGAAGTGGTACGATGATAATAAAAAAGACTTCAATGAACAGCGTAGGGATAGATACCGGACTGACCCAGAGTACAGAAAACGTGTGCAAGAAAATAACGCTAAGAATTCAAATAGAAAAAAGAAAAATCTACCTACCATGGATGAGTATGAATCTGTGCCTCTTGAAATGGAGGGCGGTATTATTCTTGAATGTTACAGTATTAAAGATGCTTGTGAGATTATAGGTAGGGGGAAGCAAACTATACGCCTATGGACAAAAAACAAAGATATACCAGATGTATCGGTTGTGGATGAAGAGGGCATAAAGTATTACACCGACACTCAAATAAATCTACTAATTGATTTTGCAGATATTAGAAGGGGTTTGAGTGGGGCTACCATAAATGCCAATGCAGATTTAGCAAAGGCTTCAAAAATAGTGTTCACTAATTGGGAGAAATAAATGCCAGTAACTATAAAAAAGAAAGATGATAACAAACCAGAAAAGGCTAAAGAAAAACCAGAAGTCACCTCCAAAAAGAAATCGGTTAATAAGCCAAAAACGGCAAGTAAAAAAGACCACCCAACAGCTAACATAGCTAAACAGTCAAAAGAAACAAAACTGGTTGTAGATGGGCATGAGGTTTCTGATGGCGAAGTAATTAATATGAAAGAACCCACAGGTCAGGTGAGTCTTGAGTACCCAGATGGAACTACAAAAAATATTCAGATTAAATTAGCCAATGCCTCAAATTATATCGGAGCTACAGTAAATGTAGGAATCAGTTTAGGCTTAACTGTCAATATTGGCAACTACGAAAATGTTAAAGCTCAAGTCTCAATTCATATTCCATGCTCACATGAAGAAATTGAAGATACTTATGAATTTGCGAAGGAGTGGGCTGATGATAAACTTGAAGAACTACAAGGCGAAATAGAAACCCATAAAGAATAAATGCAATCAATTGCACTGGAGTATAAATAATGAGTTCAATTACTGAACTAGCAGAGCAGATGGGTAAACAGTATGGTAAAGGTGTCGTCACAAATGGTGCAGATGTACCAGAATCATTAAGAGCCGATACTGGAATTTTTCCATTTGATTTAGCAACCGGTGGGGGTTTTCCTATTGGTAAGATAAGTATTTTATATGGGCCTGAATCTAGTCTGAAAACAACCATTGCACTTAAAGCCATTGCTAGGTATCAACTATCTAATCCTGATAAAAAATGTGTGTTTGTGGATGTTGAAGCCAGTTACTCACCTAATTGGGCAAAGAAACTAGGTGTTGATACAGAGGCCTTAACTATACTCAGACCAACATGCGCTGAACATGCCGTGGATGCAATAGAAGGGATATTGTACGCTGACGATTGTGGAATTGTTGTTGTAGATTCATTGGCTGCATTAATAACTGCTAATGAGTTGGACAGTAGTGCTGAGAAGGCCGTAGTGGGCGGTTCTGGATTAGTGATTGGCAAACTGTACCGTAAGGCAGTAATGTCACTTAATGATGCCATACGTGAGGACAGATACCCTACATTGATTTGTATAAACCAGATACGGTTTAAAATTGGGGTTATGTATGGAGACCCTGAGACTATGCCCGGAGGAAATGCTTTTAAATTTGCTTCAGCATTAACGGTTCGCCTTTACGGTAAAGATGAAATAGATACCAAAATAAATGCTACTCTACCTGCATGGAAAATATGTTCAGGTATTGTTAAGAAGTATAAAGTACCGATATATGCAAAATCTTTTGAATTTAAACTTTCCATTACAAAAGCAACCGGCTTTTCAGTCGGTGATGTGGATGATTGGAATACTTTTCTTTCTAAGATGAAGGATTTGCAGATAATAATGAAAGGTAAAAAGGTTGGAACGTGGGTAATGCTTGATAAGGAGTACAAAACCCTCAAAGAGATAAGAAAAACCATTGATGATGATGATGGCCTTAATTTGGCATTAAGGGAATTGGTAGTAGAGGGATGCTTAGATGATGATGATGAGGATGAGGATTAAATTATGAGTGATACAATAGAAATGAGCGTAACTATTGTACGGGAAACAGCAAAGGCTTTTTTGGTAGATGATGGGGATGAGTGGTGGATTCCAAAGTCTCAAATTACTGACCCTGAACAGTTTGATGCAGATGCAAATGATGTAGTAATAATCGAAATATCAGAATGGTGGGCAGATAAAGCAGGATTATTATAATGGGAGAAAACCCGTGGATAAGAAAGAACACTGGTAAGAAAAATAACCACGGGCGTAAAGCCGAAGTAAAAACCTCTAGGAGATTAAAAGGTAAGTTACATGCCGGTAGCGGTAATATGGGTGTAAAAGCAGATTTTACAGTAAAAGATTACAAGGTGGAAAATAAAGCCACTATACACAGGAGCATTAAGCTGGAATTGGATTGGCTGTTAAAGGTGTCACAAGAAGCCATTGAAGTAGGCAAGATACCAGCACTGTCTATTCAGTTTGTAAATAGCCAAGGTACGCCTTTAAATAAAGGGCGGTGGGTGATGATACCAGAGGATGAGTTTAAAGATTTAATTGAAAACAAACAGGAGTAACTATGTTAAGCGAAGATGAAAAAAGAGAAATTATAGATCAACTAGATTATTTAAAATTTCTAGTCACACACTGTGATGATCTAAAGTATTACGTGTCTACTATAGGGGATGATGTGCCAGACGATTTCAAAGGACTAGCTAACGATACGGGCGTGGATTTTACAACAGAAAAAGGAAGGTCTTGGCACTCAGCCGCCTTTTGTATTAATTTGAAAGTAAAGCATAAGAAGTTTAAAAAGCTAATGTTGGATAGGGTTTCCTGATGTTATCCAGAGAGGATTATTTATTACTGAAGTTATCGGAGGAATGTGCTGAAGTAATCAAAGAAGTTCATAAAGCGTTAGAGTTTGGATTGTACGATTTTGACCCAGACAAACCAAATACTAATAATAGAGAGAAAATAGTTCAAGAGTTTATTGAATGTCAAACCGTGTTTAATATGTTGGTGGATGAACAAGCATTGTTTTATCCGAATGAAGCTGAAGTAAGTATACGGATTGATGCTAAACAAAAGAAAGTAGAGAAATACATGGAGTACTCAAGAAACTGCGGTAAGTTAGAACAGGAAGGAATTACTGATTGGGGGGATGACACATAATGCCTTTAAAAATAATAAAAAAATCTAAGCATCCTTTCAGTTTAAAAAAGGTATTACATGAAAAATTGGCTGGTATGGAGGTGGCAAGACCTATGCACAATATTCATGCTTCAGAAGCAACTAATGAAGATAAAGAATTTTGTCCACGCGAATACTGTTTAATAGATATAACTAAAAAGAAGCGTAAAGATAAATTTATAGGCACTTCATTAAGGACAACCTTTGACCACGGCAATGATCTACAAAGACGATTAAACGAAGTATACCTAGCTGATATTATGGTAGGTGATTGGGTGTGTAGGAATTGTGGAGAGATAAAACAGTTATGCAAGAAACCACCTGAAAAACTACAGTGCTTTACTGATTCTGGGATAAAACATAATTGGGAGTACATAGAACCTAGACCTTTATCACAAATTTCTGGAATATCTGGCGGGATTGATGCCTTACTAAATACAGGTGAACCGAAGTATAGAATCTATGAAATTAAAACAATGGCTTCAGATGCTTTTAAAGCCCTCTCAGCCCCTTTATCTGAGCATCGTATAAGGACTAACCTTTATATGCGTTTGGTTAATGAGGACAACACAGAGCTTCATGATAGAGTAAATAGTCACACGGCTAATATACTTTACGTGTGTAAGGGGTTTGGGTGCAAAGATGAATCATTAAAATTAATGGGAATAAAAGACGCGCCTTTTTCACCCTTTAAAGAATTTACAATACATAGGGATGATAGCACTACTACAATAGTTACTCGTAAAGCCAAACTAATAAAAAAATACCGTGCCGGTGGTAAGATGCCTGATGGAGTATGTGCAACCTCTTTTTGTAAACGTGCAAAAACATGCCCTGTTATCAGTGAATGTTTTAGTGGTAAATTTCCAGCCCAAACAACATGGAATAAAAAACTATAAATAAGAAGGTGATTTAGTATGACTGAAGAAGTAGCTCAATGTGAAATGCCCAGATATGAATGTAGTAAAATAGTATGGGCTTTGCAGATTAAAGATGTGTTGACTCAAAAAGAATCAATATATTTAACCTTTATTGATGACCGATTTGCAGCAATACAAATTAGTCCAGAATATGTGCAGGAGAATAAACCAGAAAGTTTAGGCTATTACATGGTTACAGAAGGAGAACAAGCATCTTATTTGTCTGAAAAATCCTTTAACGTTCATTACAAACCAGAAGGGCACGAATGGACACTGGTTGATTGTGAGGACGGTAAGCTTATTAATTTACCGGAAACAGAAGAACTAACTTTGTTTTGCTATGGCAAAGATCAGTACTTAGGCCGGTTTAATAATGAAGAGCATGAGTTTGGATTTTATACTGAGGCTATTATTGGTGACGGTGACTTTGTTGAAGCCGAACACGTTAAGAAGTGGAAGTATTTGAAATGAGAATACTAGGCTTAGATACTTCAACTAAGACAGGTGTATCTATTCTGGAATATGACCCAGAAATTAATATCATTGATAACTTGTATAAGGATGAATGGTACTTTGCAAAGCTAAAAGGTATGCCACGGTTGAAAGCTTTTGCAGATAAGCTTTACGAGTTGCTTGATGAATACGAGCCTGATTTTTGCATTATAGAAGGTTATGGTTTTGCAAACAAACATACATTGGTTACATTGGTTGAGGTAGGTACTGTAATGAAGTACACCTTACACCTATACCGAGTACCTATATTAGATGTACCACCAACTTCATTAAAAAAATTTGTATCTGGTAAAGGTAATGTAAAAAAAGATGTTATGATGTTGGAAGCATACAAGAGGTGGCAGTTTGAGGGCACTGATAACGAAGTCGATGCTTTTTGTTTAGCTCAGTTTGGTATGGGATTATTAGGATTAGTTAAAGTTCCCAAGACCAATGAGAGCGCATTATCTGAATGGAAAAAGAAGCACCTTGACGATGTTAAGCTAGTGCAATTGATTGCAAATAATGAAAAATAAATTAAATTAAATTTGACAATTAAAATTATATCAGTATAATGAAGCTCACATTAAACGAAACGGATTAAACAAAATGAAAAAGATTATAACTGATGACTTACAAGAAATGACTGAAATTGCAATGTCTTTAACTGAAAAAGGTGCGGCTTTTGAGGTACATAAAGTAAATGGGAGTTGGTTGATCGAAATTACAGGATACTAGGATTTTATGCCACGGATGGCTTTATTAACTTTGGAGAAATAAAAATGGCTACAACAGCGAAAAAAACAACCACGGCTTCTAAATTAGCAGCCGGTAACAAAAAACCCGTAACTAAAGCAAAAACAACAACCAAAACCGCAACTAAAGCAAAAACGGTTGACCTTATTACAGATACCGCGCATAAATTAGAAAATTTAACTAAATCTAAAGCTTATGCAATGGTGGACAAACTGGCACAAGAAATGGATTTTTCTTACTTCCAGTTAGGTGGTGTTTTATCTGTTATTCAATCAAACGGTTGGTACTCAGATGAAGGACACGAAACGTTTAAATCCTTCATTGAAGCTGAACATGGCATTGGGTACAGAAAGGCTATGTACATGGTTGGCATTTATAACGGCTTGGTTGAAGCAAATGTTCCTTGGGCTAAAGTTGAATGTTTGGGCTGGTCTAAACTTAAAGAACTTTGTGATACCTTGACAGAGGATAATGTGGATGAATGGGTTGAAATTGCTAAAGATATGACAGTGATTCAATTACAGGCCTACATTAAAGAACAGAATAAAGGTTCAACTTCCACAGATGATGACAGTGATGCACCTGATGAGGATGATGTTGCTGATTCTAAGAAATTATCTACTTTGACTTTCAAGGTACATGATGACCAAAAAGAAATTATCAATGATGCTGTGGATAAAGCGAAAAATGACGCTGACACAGAATTCGCTAACGTGGCTTTGGAATCAATCTGCATGGCTTATTTGGCGGGTGGTAAACCTTCTAAAGCTAAACCAAAATCATTACAGGCCACTATGAAAGCATCATCATGGGAAGAGGTACTGGATATATTTGAAAAATTGTGGCCTGATGTGATTCTGACCGCTGAAGTTCAATAACCGGCTGGGGGTGTAAAAACCCCCTTAACACTTAAACAAACTGAGAGCATATATGTTTAATTTTATAAAAAACTTATTTACTGGAGAAGTGGGCTCACCTGCTGATATTAGTAAAAGCACTGTGATAAAAGAAGCAAAAAAACATCCTGATTTTAAATTTGATCTGGGGGATGAAGTAAAGGACACTGTGACCGGCTACACAGGTATTATTGAGTACCGTATGCAATGGCTTACTAACTGTAATTGTTATGGGGTGTTACCAAGAAAATTAGCCCCTGATGGAAAGATCAAAGACCGGCAACAAATTGATGAACCTCGTTTGGAGTTGGTACGACCTAAAGTAGTGAAAGAAAATAGACTTACTGGGGGCAATCAAGATATGCCTACGGAAAGTAATCGTTTTTAATTTTAATTTAATTGGAGAACACAATGAAGCCTGAACAATACTTAGTTGACTCAGAAAGAACACTGGCTAAATTCCCTGAAGGGGTGGCGTTATCATCTAAAAATGCAGAAGGATTAGGTTGCTTAATTGATGCTGTTATTAGACAGTGCCGATTACTTGATGGGATGAAAAAGCATATTTTTTATGGAAAGCCTTTTGATTTGGATGCGGCTATACATGAATTGGCAGAAAACGAGAAAGTTATTTTAACTACTCAAGTGATTGAAAATTTATCTAAGTTTGATGAGCGGGAAACAAACTTACTTCATGCAGCCATGGGTAAATTAACCGAAGCTGGTGAAGTTATGGAGAATGTCTATGATTATATTTCCAGTCAAGAACAAAACTACGATGCCGCTAACACTGTAGAAGAAGTGGGTGATGGTTGGTGGTACGATGCTATTCTTTTACGTGATGTTGGTGAATCAGTAGAAGGTTGTATGAGTAAAAATATCAATAAGCTGGTAGCCAGATACCCAGATAAATTTAATTCAGATGATGCCATTAACCGAGATACTGAAGCTGAAAAGAAAGCTATGGAATCTGATGGATAAGGATAGAAGGGTTGGTGTTGTCGATAGAAGGATTTATGAGAACACTGGCTCTTTATTTAAAGGGTTACTAAACAGCCTACGGTTTATGATAGAGACCATTTTAATTGTATGTAGTTTTATATATTTGGGTTTTTATGTTGGTATTCCTGTTACTTATCTTGTATGGATGTTTGAGAAAAAGTTATGGACTATGAATGATTGGGAGAGGACAGTTGGAAGAAGAAAAACAGACTGGGATAACTATTACGCATAAACCAGCAATTATCTGGATGACTGGTTTATGTGGTTCAGGTAAAACAGCTTTGGCTAATCAAGTTGTACATGAATTGATTGTACGTGGTTATGGTGCGGTAGGGCTTGATGGTGATGAACTAAGAAAAGGATTATGTTCTGATTTGGGTTATTCATTATCAGACCGCTCAGAGAACGTAGAGCGGGTTGGGGAGGTGGCTAAGTTACTTCTTGAAAAAACCCAAGCCTTTGTAGTGGTGTCTATGATTTCACCTTTACATATTGATAGGGATATGATTCGTTATTCTGTAGAAGAACATCAATTCATTGAAGTCTATATGAACGCCACTATAGAGTACTGTATAAAAGTGGATGCTAAAGGTAATTATGCAAAAGCTAAAGAAGGTAAACTGAAAAGTTTTACTGGAATCACCTCCCCTTATGAACCACCAAAAGACCCTGAGTTGTCATTTAATATTGAAGTGCATGATATTGAGCTGGTATGTATAAGAAACATTATGGCTGTTTTAACTAAACGTGGAAACATACCTGAAGGTTTTTTATGACAGATGAAAATAAACCGCCTTTAAAGATTGACCAGAAAATAAAAGACTTTCAGGTTAAGCCTGAAGAGGTGGTTGGTCTTGTGTGTGAACAAGTAGGGATGAACGAAGAAATAAAAAGGGAGGAAATACTGCATGGCAAAACCTATAAATTCAAACATCCTTCAAAAGACTTCGCCTATTACGTTACTTTAAACGATATTGAAATTGGTGGCACGTTGTATCCCTATGAGATTTTTATTAACTGTAAAGACCCTGAGAGCGCACAATGGGTATTTGCCTTAACCCGTGTAATATCCGCAGTATTCAGAAAAGGTGGAGATATTCTTTTTTTGGTTGAAGAATTAAAAGGAGTATTTGACCCTGCGGGTGGGTATTACAGAAAGGGGGGTGTGTACATGCCATCAATAGTAGCTGAGATAGGGCATATAATTGAAAAGCATTTATTAGGTATGGGGATTAAACCAGATGACTAAATGGGACTATAAATTTTTGAAACTGGCAGAGTATATTGCAGATAACTGGAGTAAAGACCCTCATATTAAAGTGGGGGCGGTTGTTGTAGATACAAAAAACCCAGCTGAGTATTACACCGGCTACAATGGCTTTCCTAAAAAAATAATAGATAGTGAAGAAAGGTATAAGCAGAAAGAAATAAAACATAAAATAATAATCCATGCTGAATTAAACGCTATCTTGAATTCCAAAAGATGCCTAGCAGGGTTTACTTTATACTCCACTAGATTTCCCTGTTTAAAATGCGTATTGGCTATTATCCAAGTTGGTATTGGGTTGGTGGTTACTTATGCACCAAGTAAAAAAGATGTGTGGAAGCATAAATCTGATTACCTAACTATTGTGACTTTATTGATTGAAGCAGATGTGCCTATTGTTTTAATAGAAAACGATACCGTAATAAGTTTGGATGATTTCAAAACAAGGGTTCTAAAAAGTGCTGAAAGAGAAACATAAAACTATAATTTTATAAAGGGATTCAAGCAATGTGCTTATATGCGAAACAAGATAAGATAGCTATTCTATTACTATGTGTTGCGGTTTTCTTTGTAGGTTTTTTAATGGGTATGTTGGTACTAATACCAAAAGTTACAGATACCGATAAAGCATTACAGGTTTATATTGAGAAATGTTTATGAAGCCAGATTACTTACAAGAGTCCATAGATAAATTTATGTTGGATGGAGAAGAGCTGGGATTGTTTGTAACACTAAAAGGTATTATTCCAGATGTTCACTTCTGCTTACCTAAGTGGTGCAGTATTCATTTTGAAGAAGGTAAGCCGCCACAGAAAGCTAGAGATTCATTATTTAAAAACAAAAAAGATAAGGAGGTTAATTACTTAGAAACCAAAAAAATGCTGGTTAATATGATGCACGTTACTATTCAAGTTCAAGCATTAATTAAGCAATTACTTCATACCCTTGAAGAAGGTAGGGAGAGTAAACCAGATAACCAAACAAACAAAAGGTTACACTAATGCACAAGTATAAAATAACCGTAATAGATCAATACACCGGTGTAGCAATAGCTGAGATTATTGAATCTCCAACATTTCCCACTCCACAAGACCCACTTCATTATTTAAAAGATGGCAGGGGTGGTATTCCAATTCGAGTAGAACGGGTAATAGAAGCCGACTACACAGAAACACTTGATTTATCTTCAGTATTATAGGGGCAATAAATGTATCATTACAAATGTAAGCTAGATAGAGTAATAGATGGCGATACAGTGGACGCTACGATTGAATTAGGATTTAAGATAACGATTCATAAGCGTATTCGTTTAATGGGCTTAGACGCGCCTGAGACACGTACACGGGATAAAGAAGAAAAAGAGCATGGCCTTGAATCTAAAGCGTGGTTGGCTAATAGAATTAAGGTGGATGGTGATGGGTACTTTGAACTTATCACTGAGAAAGATGATTCAGGAAAATACGGGAGGTTACTTGGTACGCTATATGTTGACCATGTAAATCTCAATGAGCAGATGGTTGACCTTCAATTAGCAGAACCTTACAACGGTGGAAAAAGATAATGCAATACACTTGTCCTAATTGTGGGGCAATTGGTGGTGACAATAATAAAACTTACAGGGATGTAGGTTATTGGTGTCATGTATGCCACGACCCAAAAGTAAGAATGAAACCTTCCAATAACGGTAAAATACTACCAGAATCAGAAGTAATAAAACATAATAAAATTATTGAGCTAAATGGGGAGTGATTAATGCAATTGATTGCAATTGATTGCACTGGCTAAATCCCTCAAGGCCACGGGAATGGCGGGAATGGCGGAAAAGAACACTGAATACAGTATAGAGTATAAAGATAAACATATACAGAGAGTAATAGAGAGAGATAAATAATAGTAAATGTGCTTAATACCTATGACGAATTGTTAGTACAAATAATAATTCATAAAATTTGACCCTAAGTAGATAATAACGTATATTTGGGTTTAATGTGTATAGAACGCCTTAATACCTAGAAGTGTAGGGGGGTGTAGATGTATGTTACTAACCTAAAATAAATGTTATCTACCTATGAAAATAAAAAATACCACCTTATCTAGCCTGAAACCCTCGCCCAGCAACGTCCGCGTACATTCTGACGAACAAATTAACTCAGTAGTTGCCAGTATGGAAGAGTTCGGATATACGAACCCTATCTTAGTGGATGAGGACAATAATATACTGGCGGGGCACTGTCGATATGAAGCACTAACCCGAATGGAGATTGAGAAGGTAAAAGTTTTAGTAGTGGCTGGATTATCAGATATTCAAAAACGTGCTTACATGTTGGCTGATAATAAATTAGCAATGAATTCTGATTGGGATGTAGAGGCATTAAATGAAGAACTGTTGGCCTTGCAAGAATCAGATGAAATAGATTTTGATTTACTTGGATTCAATGAGCAGGATATGGCAGACATTGAAGAAGAGTTGTTAGCGTTAGCCGAAGCCGCTGAACTTGATGAAAGTGGATTTAAACCAGAAATAAACCCTTCATCAAAAGACTACAAAGAAGTGGATGGTGACGACTTAGATAAAACAGCCGAGGCTTTGGGTAGTAAGTTTGATAGTACTGAAGAAGAAACGGTTGAAGTAGTATGCCCTCATTGTGCTGAAACATTTTTAGTGAGACTATAAATGGATATTAAAGAAGTAACTGAAATATTCAATAGCCTTGATTGGACGTTTGCCAAAACAATGCCACGCAATCCGCACTTTTATACAGTGAGAAAAGATTGGGAGGATGATGCCTTATTTTGTAAAGTAGTTATGTTTATACGAAGGAATGGGCATGTAGTGAAATTTGGTAAAGCTAAATACACTATATTAGTTATAAATGGTTTTAGGTATTGGACTATGGGTTGTCCTTTAAATAGACCGGATGGCTCACATTTCACCAGATTGATAAACAGGGCTGTAGAGAAATGAGTCGTGGCTTTCTGAGGATTCAGACTGTAGATAAGCATGTTGCGAGAAGGTATTTAATATCTATGCAAGTGTTACAGAATTTTGAGTATAGAGATAGAGATTTATGGTTAGGGGTGTACAGTGATAAATTACTGGTAGGCGTTTGTTGTTTCTCATATATGGAATCTACTGGAAACATAATGCACAACTATGTAACCCTTAGATACAGAAGAAGAGGGGCATTGGCTAAGATACTAATACGAATAAAGAGATTTGCCAGAGATAATAGTATAGGGGTTATCTATTCCTTTGTTACTCCATTAGCATTAAATTCTCATTTACGGGCGGGTGCTAAATTTGTATGTTCTTATAAAAATAAAAATACTAAGGTAATGTATGAGAATTTTTAGCGGTAAAAATGTATTTGACACGGCCTTAGATAGAATAAGGCATTTATACGATGAGTTTGAGAATGTTATAGTAAGTTTTTCTGGAGGTAAAGATAGTACTATCTGTTTACAGTTGGCTTTAATTGTTGCAGAAGAAAAAGGACGATTACCTGTTAGTGTGGTATTTATAGATCAAGAGGCTGAATGGACTTTTGTACAAACATACATGAAGAAGGTTATGTATGATGAAAGAATAAAGCCCTACTGGTTTCAGATGCCTATAAAAATAACCAATTCCACTTCAACTACAGACCCGTGGTTGTATTGTTGGAAAGAGGAGGATAAAGAGAACTGGTTGCATCAAAAAGACCCGATAAGTATAAAAAATAATGTGTACGGTACTGATAGATTTTCAGAATTATTCAATGCCATTATAGGTGAGGAGTTTAAAGGGCAAAGAACAGCTAATCTGGGAGGTATAAGGGCAGAAGAAAGCCCCTCCAGAGCATTAGGTTTGACCGGTGCTATTACCTACAAAGATATAACTTGGGGGAAGGTATTAAGCAAGAAGTTACAACACTTCACTTTTTATCCAATATATGACTGGGGTTATCGGGATGTATGGAAAGCGATTCTGGATAATAAATGGCAGTACTGTAAATTGTATGATTACATGTATCAATATGGTGTGAGTGTTCATAACATGAGAGTATCTAATCTACACCATGAGACCGCAATACAAAACCTATATATCCTACAAGAAATTGAACCTGAGTTATGGGGTAGGTTGACAAAGAGATTACAAGGTATTAACACCGCAGGGCAGTTAAAGTTTGGCAGTATAAAGCCGCCAAAAACATTACCTTTTATGTTTAAAGACTGGATGGAGTATCGGGATTATTTACTGGAGAAACTGGTATCAGATGAGGATATAAAAAAGAAATTTAAGCGTTACTTTGAATTACATGATGATAAATTTAAACCACCTAAGATAAGAGAACACTGGTTAAAAGCTAATATTGTAGCAATACTCATTAATGACCCAGATACTAAACTCACAATGTTTAAAGTTCGGGCTAATGTGCGTGAATATGTGGCTTACTTAAAAGGTATTAAACGGCCTAATAATGTAAACAATACTTATATACTAGACTTACTTGATTATGAATCTAAACAAAAAATTAAAAGACGTAATAAAAGCGGCCTCAAATTCAGCAAAAAATAAAGATGATTTTGTTTATGCCTTGAGGGAGTTTATCCATACTGAAATCTCAATAAGAAAGCACCAGCCGGTTGATTTAATCCGGTGGGTGGATATAGGTAAGGTAAAGCCAAACGATTACAACCCTAATAGCGTGGCTACGGTTGAATTGAAGCTATTGCATACATCCGTAAAGGCAGATGGTTATACGCAGCCTATAGTGACGATATACGATGAAGAGAACGATGAGTATATTATTGTTGATGGCTTTCATAGATACTTCACTATGTTGAATAATGCAGATATTACTGAAATGACCCTAGACAAGTTGCCGGTGGTGGTTATTAATTCTAAAATTAATGATCGTATGGCTTCAACTGTCAGGCATAATCGGGCAAGAGGTAAACACTCAATTAATGGAATGTCTAACATGGTTTTTAATATGTTGGAGAATGGTTGGGAGGATGCCCAGATATGTAATGAGTTGGGTATGGAAGCCGAAGAGTTACTGAAGTTAAAACATATAACTGGCTTCTCAAAATTATTCGAGAATATTGATTATGCTAAAGCATGGGAAACGAAAAAACAACTTCAGTTAAAAAAGAAGTATCGGGATGAAAACCCAGTGCAACCAATTGCAAAAAAGAAAGGCGTTACCATTGTTAGAAAGGGTAAGAAGTAATGATTGATTCAAGAGTAAAAATAATTGTGGCAACTACTGGAGACAGGCCGAAGTTATTATTCGCTTGTTTAAAATCCTTATTACAGTACATGCCAGAATACCCAATAATTGTGGTGGCTCAAGAAGTGCCATCAATCGTTGTCAGTACATTAAAGAGGCTAAAAAGAAACAACCCTGAGTGGAGTATAGAGTTTTTGTGGCATGAGAAAAAGATAGGGCCTCACTCTGCTAAAGTATCGGTATTGGAGAAATATCCTGATACTGAGTTATGGGTATCAATGGATGACGATATGGAGGTACTACCAGAGACCGACTACAAGACCCCCTTAGAATACGTTTTAACTGAGTCGGTTGGGATAGTAAGCTGTAATTGGGTACAAACAGAAACCATGATTGCTAAGAAGAAGTCCAAGATGGAAGAGGCGTATAAACCTCAAAAGTTAATATACACCGGTGGGGGGTTTATATTTGCTAAGAAGATTGCAGATTTGATAGTTAAGCTACCTGATTTGCCTTATGTATTTGATGATTGCTTATGGGCGGCTGTGGCTTATGCTGAAGGGTATTTGAATTACAGATACATGGGGAGTGTCTGTATACACCGTATTTGCTCAAAAGGTGGCAGACGTAGTTTTTTAATGAGAGAGGATTCAGCCTTACCACCTGAAGGATTACTCATAATGAACCCGTGCAAGAAACAAACTTATCCTTACAAGACTTCAAATTACTACATGCCACGGGCTAATGAGATACATGCAGATGCAGAAGCCAAACACGCTATAAATAAGAAGGGTGGATAATTATGCCTGTAACTATAGTACAAAAACCAAAGGCCAAAAAGAATAAACATAATGATTCTAGGATACCGTGGCCTGAGATAAAACAACAGTTTATTGAAACCAATTTGGAAGGGAGAATGACCCTGACCCAAGTAGCTGAAGCGAATAATATTGTTGTTGGTACTTTGGCTAATAAAGCTGCGGCTGATAGGTGGTATGATGAATTGCGGGAAAAGAAATTAGAAATAACCCGTGAAGTAGAAAAAGCAATGGCGGTTGATACCAAGAAAGTCATTACTCAATTAAAAGCCAAAAATCTTAATGATGAATTGGCAGTAAGGCAGAGGCATTTAGGGTTATCAAGAAAGGCATTATTGATAGCTAAAGCCAGACTGGATACTTTAGATTCTAAAAAAATGACGGTACGGGAAACCTTAGACCTTCTTAAATTTGGAGTAGAGCAGGAACGTAGGGCATTAGGTATGGTAGATGAAACTACTTTAATATTACAGGATGCTCCTAACAGTAATGTTGAATTATCTTATGGTAAGGTTGATTCAGTTATTGGTACATTGATTGACTTAATGAAAGGGGATGATGGCGTATATGAAGAAGTCAAACAGGGAAATTAAAAGAGAAAGGATTAATCAAGTAATTGATACTCAGATACCGTCTTACCATAAAGAGTTTTTTATGGAGATATTACGTGCTAGACAGCACGGAGTAATATCTGCAATAGAGAAGAAGTACAAACGCTTACCAGTACCAGCTAATATATTCATTAATGAGCAGACATTATTAGGGACTCCAAACACGTTGTATCCTGAGATAATGAAGTGCATGGTTGATCTGAACAACGGGACGTACACTGAAGCAGTATTAACCGGCTCAATAGGGTGTGGCAAGACGACTTTAGCCTTGTACACCACCGCATACCAGTTATATTTATTATCGTGCCTTAGAGACCCTCACAGAGAGTTTGGACTTGACCCTGCTTCAGAGATAATATTTATATTCCAGTCAATCAATGAGGCACTTGCAAAGCAGGTGGATTTTGCCAGATTTAAAGCAATGATTGAGAACAGTGAATACTTCACCAAGCATTTCATGTTTGATAGGAGTCTGGAATCTAAATTAAAATTCAATAACAGAATAGAAGTGATACCTGTATCTGGACAAGAGACAGCTGCCATAGGACAAAATGTAATTGGTGGGGTGATTGATGAGCTTAACTACATGGCGGTTATTGATAGGTCTAAGAGTAGTGTAGATGGCGGCACTTACGACCAAGCGATTGCCTTGTATAACTCATTGGCGCGTAGAAGAAAATCAAGATTTATGTCAAAGGGCGCATTGCCGGGAGTATTGTGTTTAGTATCCTCCAAACGATACCCAGGCCAATTCACAGATATTAAGATGGAAGAGGCTCGTAATGAGCTAGAACGTGAAGGTAAAACTACTATTTATGTCTACGATAAAAAATCGTGGGATGTGATACCACCTGAAAGATTTGTAGGTACACGCTTCAAGGTATTCACGGGTGATGAATCAAAGAAAGCGTATATCATTACAACCAAGAAGGAACTAAAGAGGCATGAGGATGAACCAGAATTAGTATTGTCTGTGCCTACTGAGTATAGAACAGAATTTGAAACCGATATGATGAACTCCTTGAGGGAGATTGCCGGTGTAAGTACATTAGCCAAACATCCATTTCTGGTTAATACTGAGAAGGTTGCAGAGGCATTTAATATTAACCATGAGTCCATATTATCGAGGGAGTGTGTGGACTTCAAAGATACTCAGTTATTGATATACCCAGAACGGTTCAAGAACTTAAAAGAGCCACGGTGGGTACATTTAGATTTAGCATTGACTGGTGATAGTGCCGGTATGAGTATGGGGTATGTAAAGGATTTCAAAGCCATTAAGCGTGGTGAGTTTGAAATGGAATTACTACCGAATATAAACATGGATTTTACCCTAGAGATAGAACCACCTAAAGGGGATGAAATACAGTTCCATAAATTGCGATCATTAATTTATAAGCTGTCTGAGTACGGGATTAAGATTAAATGGGTAAGTCTGGATAGTTATCAATCCTCAGATTTTCTACAGATACTACGAGTGAAGGGGTACAAGACCGGCTTAATATCCTTAGATAAAACCACCATGCCGTACAACATAACAAAGACTTGTATTTATGATGGCAGATTAACCACTCATCCCCATGCGAAACTAAAGCATGAATTATTATCACTAGAGATCGACCAGAAGAAGGGCAAGATTGACCACCCAAGCACTTCCACTAAAGATGTATCTGATTCTTTAGGCGGTGTAGTTTACGGATTGACCACTAGAAAAGAGATATGGATTAGGCATAAAGTGCCATTAAGTAAAGTACCTCAGTCAGTTGTTGGGGCTTTAGAATCACAGGCTTCAGCAGATAATATAAAGGGTGCATGATAACCAGTGCAATCAATTGCAATTAAAATAAATAAGAAATGATTTGACAATAGAAATTATACGTGTATAATGAAGCTCAACATCAACAAACGGATTAAACAAATGTTGGAATTATCAATTGTCTTTATACTTCTTTTAACATTCATCATTATGTTGGTGATGTTGGTTAAAAACTTATTTCCTACTCCAGATTATGATTTGTCTACGGAATACGACCAAAACATTGATTTTACTACAACACCTTTTGAATTTTAGAAAACGGATTAAACCATTATGAATACTCAAACAGATTTTGACCATGACGAAACTCAAACAGTAATGTCATTTCAGGTAGGTAATTCTGAAGCTGACGTTGTAGATACCGAGGGAGCGGCTATGTTTCATGGCGTACAATGGGAATGTGAATCAGGAGACTTCTGGACTACATTTGATGTGTGGTCTGTTTTTGATACAGATGAATCAAGAGCTGAAGTACAAAGATTTGTTGATTGGGCTACAGATGTTGAGGAGGCATAATGTTAAAAGTTAAATGGGAGCGTAGAACAGCCACGTATTCTAATGGGTGGACTGGGGCGGTTGGGAAATGGAAAGTTGTATTTATTGATTTTGATGGATGCAAACCACCTGAAGGAAAATCCAATAAAGTAACCACAGTTTTACCGGGAGTAAAGATATTACTTGGGCATTATGAAACGCATGAAGAGGCCGTAAAACGTGCTGAGAAGGTGGTCGCTTGGTGGTATGATAATCTGATTAACTATAAGGATGAATAGTTGTGAATGTAACTAACGAAGAACTAAGACAGATAATGACTGCATGGGCAGGGTACGAAGTTGATATTGTTACTATACAAGAGTTGGCAGAATTATTTTTTGAATAAAGTAAAATAAGATTTGACAATTAAAATTATACGTGTATAATTAAGCTCAACATCAACGAACACAACGGATTAAATATCATGGCTAAAATCACAAAAACCCAACTTCAAGATCAAATGGATACCGTAAAATATGCGGCTGGTAACATTATGCCATGTGTGAATGACACCGAAAAAAACCGCGCTAAAGATTATTTGCGTACCGTGGGATTACAATTAATTGAAATGTTAGAGGATGATCTGGCAAAACCCGCACTATCATTGGTCGCTAAAGCTGAATCAATGATTGACCGCAATGTTAAATTACTAGAATTATAAGGGGGTTGTTATGGGATGCTTTTCTTTTATGTGTAAAGAGTGTGGTGATGCTGTGTTGTCATCTAGTGAGCCTAATTCATCAAAAACAGATGAGGTTCATTTATTCCTTCTTAAAGAGGGTACTGTTGTACAAACACTGGAAGGTCAATACGATTCATACGGTAGAGTATTTAAAGGCACTACAACGGACTCAGTACACTGGGATATGCCTTGGTCTGATGTATGTGATTTGATGTTTGATAAGGATAAGGGTTCAGGTTTGGCGGCTGTACATAAACGGTGCTTTACTGGAAACGTGCCCACTACTCAATCAGATGATGACCCTAATCAGGGTTGGGGTGAAGATGATGCTGATGAATATGATTACTATGATTGTGAGGATGACGATTGTGAAGAGGATGAATATTAATGACCGGAAATGAAGAGTACATAGCTGGGGTGGAGCAGATGAATGAATGGGAATTACTTACTGAAGTTATAGAAAGTCCTGAGCATTTATCTGACTCTTATTATTCTGTATTTGGTGATGCACTTCGTAAGCGATACGAGACCCTCAAACTACTCAATAAATAAATTTGACAATAGAAATTATACGTGTATAATAAGCTACACACTTACAAACAAACGGATTAAACCTTATGATGCTTTTAACTAAAAAAATCAAGAAAACAATGCCAGCTTTATATTCCACTGACGGTGTGGAGGTTTGCAATAAACAGGTGGCGGTTAAATTCTTTACACCTTGGACTAATTGGACTTGGTTTGTTTTTGAGGGAGAAGAGCAAGAAAATGGGGATTGGGAGTTTTTTGGAATGATTCACGGACAGACTAAAGAAATGGGTTATTTCCGATTATCTGATTTAACCTCATTACGGGGGCCTTTTGGATTAAAGATTGAACGTGATCGCTCAGTATCATTCGATACTTATAATGAGGGGAAACTATAATGCTTAAAACATCAATTGAATTAGTGATGGACTTCAAAGACCACGGCAAAATAACCATACCTAAAGGTACTTCCGTGACTCATCAAACCGCACTAGGTAATGACCCTGAGTATAATTTTATAAATGATTTTAGCTGGATGGTATACCCAGATGGAAAGAAGAAACACAGCCTTATACATGATGCAAAGTATTACGGTATTGACGTACCTGAAAGCTGTGTGGAGGATGTATGACTGGTTTTAAGGTACTTAAAGAGAAATGCAACCAATGCTTATTTTCTGCTGACAAGATTGTATCTAATAAAAGAAGAACTGAAGTATTACAAGAGTGTAAGCAGAATGACTCACATTTTAATTGCCATAAGTTTCGGGATGTTTGTTGCAGAGGGTTTTTTGACACTCAAGATAGCCAGATGATACAGATAGCAAAACGGCTTAATGTGGTAAACTTTGTTGAAGAAAATGATAACTCATTAACCAGAAGAATACCAAAGGATTAAGTACAATGGCTAAAACAATATTAACCAAAATCTTGCATACCAGACAAGAGTTTTTAAAATCTCACACATACCGGCCTACAAAATTACACGTAAGTAAATATTTTCTAAATGAACTCAATATATTCTTTGCCATGCAACATAAAAAGAAACGAATCTCAGAAGAGAATAGGGTAATGAGCCCACACTTATTACCGGCCTTTGTAGAACTACCTTTAGTTTATTATGGGGATAATGTTCTTGGTATGACTCTTAAAGAACCACTACCAGATTCAGCTGACCAATTGGTTCTTAGATGAGGGCGGTATTGTATTCAAGTATTGATCTTGAACCGATTACCATACTACACCTTCAACAATTCGCTGTAGATCATCTAAAACGAAATAGGCGGGTGATGTTACCGATATTTGAAACTCAAGCCATAAGACCACACTCAGCTAGTTTAATGACTAAAGCAGTAAACCTAAAGACCGTGGAGATAAGAGCAGAAACACTTTACATTTATGGCAAGGAAACCATGATGCTTTTTACTTATGATGATGAAAGCGCATTGTTGCTGAAGTCTGTATTTCTGGCGGGGCAACAAAAAGAATTAAGAGCCATAAAAGATGATGCTGTAATTGAAGGAGTATTATTAACATTACATAAACTTGGATTTGATAAGGGGGATTAATGTATACATTGATGGTTTATAAAGGTGATGGTTTGAGAAGCAAACCGTACCGGACTAATAATAGTTATGATTACTTGAGTGTATTGGCTCAAGGATTTCCACCTTCTTATATCTGGACAATAAATCCATGCTAATAAATATAACCGATAATATGTATTTGGGGACTGATGCACTCATAGAGGATTGTATTGCTATGGCTAGGAAGCTGGACAATGGCGTATGGTGCTGGGATGACTCAAAAGATCAATTTCTGGAAGTGTACCCTGAGTCAACTGTAGAATCTGTCTATAAATATTATGGATGGTCTGAATAATAACTGGAGTAAAAAATGACTACAATGATGCAAGCAATGTTGGATGCTGGAGTAGAGCAACCAAAAGTAGGAACTGTTATGTGTAAGTATTGTGGTGGAAGAGCCGCACTTGTAACCGGAAAAAAGATATACCCTCATAGATCGGATTTATTCAAACTGAACTTCTATGAGTGTGAACCTTGTGATGCTAGGGTGGGTTGTCACAAAGACAGTGAAGAACCGTTAGGGGAATTAGCCAATTCTGAATTACGTGGGTGGAGGATACAAGCACATAATGCCTTTGACCCTATATGGAAGAAAAAAGAAATGTCCAGAAATAAAGCGTATGCTTGGTTACGAGGTGCAACCGGTTTATCTGTTCATCAATGTCACATAGGTTCAATGGATAAAGAATTGTGTAAGCTGGTAATAAAGTGCTGTAAAAACCGGTGCAATCAATTGCAATGCAACAAAGGTACACAGTAATGAATAAAAAAATAAACTGCAAACATAATGACCGTGGCGCGTGGTGTACTTGCACTAAAGTTAAAAAATCTATATTTGGGTTAGGTGCAAGATTATGCACTGAGTATTATGAATCAGATAATACTTGTGAGTTTCAAGTAAAACATCCACGACCAAAAGCACCACCTCCACCACCTTTACCTTTTAATATCCAAACCCCATTAGTCCCTAGAATGAAAGAAGTAAAAGTATGTTCTAAGATGTGTGATGATTGTCCTTTTTCTAAGAAGTCTATAAGAGGATTTCTGGCAACATATACCATTGACCAGATACAGCAATACATTACCTCAAGTGTATTTTTTGTTTGTCATAAGTATATCAAGGCAGACATGGACAATGATAGCTGTATGAAAGCCGTATTGAATGGTGAGTTGCCGATGTGTAGAGGGTATATGGAATGTATGGTAAAAAGTGCTATCGTGCCTAGAAACGCAGATTTGGCGGTTATTCGATCAGTAATAAAACATGAGTTATCTGATGATAGTATGAGTATGATGGAATTCAGACAACACCATGACCTTTTGTATAGCCCAAAACCTTTTAATCCACCGGTAAAAAAAGATGACAGAGAATAGATACACTTTGCATGTATTACCTAAAGTTCCCACTAAATGCCCACGGGATAAGTGTGTATACAATCAAGAGGGTGTGTGTGATGATGTGAGCATAAACAAAGGCAACAGTGATTCAACTTGTTACAGAAAGAGCAATAAGTTTATGATGGAGTTTTTTAGGTTTATGTGTAAAGATAAAAAGATTTGACAATTAAAATTATACGTGTATAATAAAGCTCACACTTAACAACAAACGGATTAAACAAATGTCAAACTTAAATCAAGAATCACAAGATGAATTAAAAGCTGCCATTAACACGGTAATGAAACACCTTAACTACATGGGTGTTAAAGAAGCCGATATTGGTAAATTAATATCTGACACAGTTCAAAGAGAACACCGCACCATACAACAAACATTCTGGAGAACCATTAATGAGGCCGCAACGGATTACGGACGGTATGCCTCTGTAGACCTTCGTAACGAGGGTTCGCGTGTATGGTGTAACAATGTATCTGAAATTGAAACCACCATGCCTTTTATATGATAGCCACCGGTAATTACTGCCCATCTTGTTTAGGGTTTTATATGGATGATGACCTTACACCTGATGACCTAAAAGAACTAACATTGGTAGGGGCGGTTGTATACTGCCCTAGAGGTTGCATGGATGATTACAATGATTCTGAAAGACAAGTATTAATGGATTCAGACGAGTTGGAAGTATCGACCCCACGAATGGAGGCGGCTTTTAATAAAAAGATGGATGAATTACAGTTGTTGTTATCTAAAGCAAATGATGTATCTGAACAAATGCAACGGCTTAGTTTTACATACCAACACAGTAATGTATCCATAAAAGAATTTAACACTTTTACATAGGTCTACTTATGAAACGTAAAATAGAGATAGATACTTGTTTGGTCTGTCCTCACAAAGCTCACAGAGGCGAGTTTGGCAAAATATCTTATGTACCTGTATGTGGTAAGGAGCAACGAAAAGAGTTACCTTACACTACAGAAAAGAGCCATGGCATTGTTCACGCCTCGCCTACGGGCAAAATACCAGATTGGTGTACATTGACACCGGATAAACCTCCAATGCCTCTCTTAGTGCGTATAGGGGATGAAACGGTAGGTATATTTAACTCACCTAGAAAGGCGGCTAAATATCTGACTAAGAAACATCCTAACAAGAGTTACTCAATAGTGCCGGTGCATGTGTTTTTTGATACTGATTACAAAGAGGAAAAGTAATGGCTGTAATAATTTATACCCACGTAAAAAGTAAAAAGGATATTCTTACTTGGGATTCTACTACCGGTACAATGGTATGGGATGTAACTCATAAGGATGGATTAAAAAATTACTTGGGTGATGATGACTCAAAAATTCAAATAATGTGGGAGGACGACTCACCCACTATGTACCACGGGTGGTGATAATGAATACTTTACAAAGTGAATGGGAATCCTATAGAAAGGGGGTTATGAGTAAAGATTGCGATAAAGTCCAGATAACGGAAACTGAACAAGCATTTTTTGCCGGTGGAATAGCCACCATGACCTTAATACAATCCTTTGCTGAATACCCTGAAGAAACAGCAGTTAATTTAGCTGAAGGATTGCATCAAGAACTATTGGCTTTCTTTACAGAAAAAGAAAAGCTATTAGCTGCATTGGAGAAAATAAAATGATAAGTAATCCAGCAACATTTTTTATTGATGGCAATAAAGAATTAGCCTTTGAATATGAAGGTGGAAATGTTTTATACCATTTTTCAACCCGTGATAGTGGTCTTAGTATAAATATTGATATTAATGTAATATTTTTTGCCAATGACAAAGATCATGCTAAAGAGGTATTAGGTAGAATGTTATCCTTCAAATTGGGTTGCCTGACTACATACCGAAAACAAGACCCCGAAAAAAACAAAGTTGAAACCGATACCAGAATTGACCGAGTAACTGAATATCTTGAGCGCATGGCAGAATGGAAAATAACACTTGCACCTAGAAACCAGATGTATATTGTAGGATGGGCAGCTAATGATATTCTCTAAAGATGATATTCACTATCAATTAGTTAAAAGCGTGTATAAGTTACGTGTAGCCAAAAGAACAGGCAGACTCTACATAGATCATATCAATGAAGGTTTAATCGTCTTAGACGCGCTCTCAGCCACTACAATAAGTAAACAGGCGTTCTGTTTACATCCACTATTGCAAAGTGATAAAGAATTGCACAGGATGCTTCAATATAATCCAGATTTATTACTAAATTGCAGTCCAGTGTCAATAATAATTGCAATGGAGTACCGACAACACTTAAACAGGTTTTCCTCACAAACTGTAATTAATGCCAGAAGGAAAATATTAATTAGTTCACTAAAAAAGGTGATGGAAGAAACCCCCTATTTACGACCAATGGCAATAGCAGATAAAGTTCAGAATAGAAAAGATTTTCTTGCTTTCCATAAAGGTACTCACCCACGGTCTAAAGAATTGGATTACTATTTTCAAACATGGCTCTATGATATACTTGAGGTTGATGAGGATAAGTACCAGCGTTTAGCCGGTGCAATTGATTGCAATAAGGCTACCAGTGAAAAAGATAATAGAGGAAATGGGTTATAAGGTTCTGGATAAAGACTATTTTTTATACGTGTATTTAGGTGAAAGGTTTATTACTTTATTAAGTAAGGATATTGGTTCATGTTACTGGCATAGCCCGACAGGGGAAACAATGACCCCGCTTAATGTTGGTAAAGCATTGATGGACTTAGGTAGGCGCAAAAAATAAGATTTGACAATAGAAATTATACGTGTATAATTAAGCTCAACATCAACCAAACGGATTAAAATTATGTCTGCTTTCATCATATCAAACAACCACGCCCTTTTAATTGCCATTGCTCACCTGTCTGATTATACCCACGGTGGAGACAACACCATATTAAAATACCCGCGACCATTTGAAGTTATCAAAGAGGCTAGGGCTTTACTTGCGGAAAATATAAAATCAGTCAATCACAGATACCCAGATAATGAGAATTTTGAGGAAACTAAGGCTATATTATCTGGACTTAATATTGACGAAAAAGGAATTAAATTATTAATCCATAGAAGGGCTGCAATAGATATAATCAAACAAATACATTGTTATACTTATCAATCGTGTGAGCATGATGGATGGGAAACGTCTTGGTCTTATGCTACCTGCAAAGAAACCACAGATAAATTAATCCCTCATATCGCTGGGTATGAATCTGCTTCATGGGGTATAGAGTAAAATAAGATTTGACAATTAAAATTATACGTGTATAATGAAGCTCAACATTAACCAAACGGATTAAACCTTATGACTACTTCACTTTCAGACTCTTTAAAAAACGCATGGACTGAGCTACATTTTAACTTAGAGCGTAATTCCTGCCAAGAAACCATTACACGTTTAGAAAATAGAATTTCCGAACTTCAACAAAAAATAAAACAAGGTGAGTAAAATGGTTAATCAACTTGTAATTACACGCTCCATTGATGGTTATAATTTCCTTTCACCTGTATTCAATACATTGGAAGAAGCAGAAAATGATAAAACGGCAAAACACCACCATATTCAGAAAACCCGTAAAGCCCATGGAGACCCCGCTGACGGTTGGATGATTTGGTCTGATGGTAATTTTGGCTGGTATGAAACTGAAGCAAGAAAGGTAAAATCTAATGCGTAAATTAAATGTTCAGAATGTAGAGTTAGCGGTATCGCTTATTATTTTTCTGGTTGTGGTTGTAATCCATAACCATGTAACAAACCTACCCCCACTATGAGAGGCAACGATAATGATTTGGTGGATGCCTTGAGAGTATTAGATCAAGTATTTCAAAACACCGAGAAACAAACAAAAACCCTAGTCAGAGCATTACAACAATTAGCTGATATACCAGATATGCAGATACCTAAAGTAAAGGCTGAACAGCCTTGGTACAGGATGAATCAGAAATGGTAATTGAAGAAGGTAAACATTACAAAACAAAAAACGGCTTTCCTGTATTAATTCATAACTATCAGGGCAAAGGAACCTTCAGTATTAAGGGTTCTATTTACAAGAAGCACCGAGGTAGGCACAATAACCCACGCTATGAGATATGGCAACCCAATGGAATGAACAGGGCTATAGAGGCGTGTGAGTGGGACTTAGTGGAGATATGCACCGCTGAGATAAACGATCTTTTTGAACGGAGGAAATAATGGATACTACGGACTTTGAAGAAAGAATGTCTAAGGATTCAGAGAGTAAACACTATGATTGTGTTTATGCAAGACCCTTGTTTATTCACTACTTCATGGAAGAAAAGAAAAAACATTTACCTGAAGGGGTGGAACTAATACCTTGGACTACAAACCGGTCTTTATCTGTATTTCAATATAATAAATTTATTATAACCATAACTTATGAGTGCATTGAGGACGGTGGTGGTTCAGATGAATTAGATAGAGTATTAAACGAATTACAACAACAGAGTAAAAAAAATGATAATTAAGATAAACACTGAAAATAAAAGTGAGATAGAAGAGGCACTTATTGTTCTGAATATGTTGATTTCAAAAATTCCAGAAGCACGTAAGGATAACCCTTTCTTAAAACAATCTATAGAAACCTTACAGCTACCAACAATGGTATTAAACGCTTTACTAACTGAAGGGATAAGGAGTATTGACTTGCTTACTAGATATACCGAAACAGAATTATTCCATCTACCTAATATGGGAAAAAAGGGCATTGCTGAGATTAAGTCGGTGTTAGACAATAATAACTTACAATTAGGGAGGTGATATGCCGGTTACTATAGTAAGAAAAAAGAAGGTGGTTGATACCAGCCCAAAACTATCAGGCAGATTGGCAACCTTATACCCTAACTGGAAACCTACAGTAAAGGAGTATATTCTACGTCTAAGGCGCAATATGCTGGTACATTCACATTTGTATTACCGACTAGACAATCAGCTTGTACCAGATGATTTGTGGCAACGCTGGGCAGATGAACTTGCAGAAGTACAAAAGGATTATGGCACTGACTGGGATTACTACGATGAGTTTTTTGCAGACTGGGATGGCTCAACAGGTTATCATCTACCTTCAGATAAGTGGGTGGTGTATAAAGCTGCATTCCTAATGAATATTTGTGGAGAAGGAAAATGCAATACCGCGTAATGATAAACGGTAAGGATTCGGGATTAATTGAGACTGTTTATGAGTGGGCTAAACAGTATTGGGATAAACGCGCCACAGTAACCGGCTTTAAAATTAAATTGCAACCAATTGCACAAAGTCTGGATGTTGAGTTAATAAAAAGACAATCGGCTATAAGTAAACGCTTGGCTGGTAATGAAATTAAATTTGACAATTAAAATTATATCAGTATAATGAAGCTCAACATCAATCAAACGGATTAAAACAATGAATGACTTACAAAACGAATACATCAAATTAATAATCAGACGAGAGGAAATGAAACGTAATAATTCCACATCCAAGGCTGTCAGTTTTCTGATTAAACAATGTGATGAGGCCAAAGCTAAGTTATCCGGTCAAGAATGGATGCTGGCTTGTGAACATTTGATACTTGAAAAAGGGTTAATGGTATGACAATTATTATTCCAGAATGGTTAGGTTATCTAATAGGCATATCATTTATTTTGTCCTGCATTAATTATCTGTTAGGTTTTGTAAGAATTATTTTAATGATTGCAGTAGGTAAGCAGAAACAAAAAATCATAATGGCGGCTTTAAATCCTAATAAGTCAAAGAAGGAAATGTAATGGGTGATATGGCAGAAGGGTTCAAGGATATGACCGCAATGAGTAAATCCAAACGCGCTCACAATCGTAAATCCTCTAAAGAGATATTAGACAGGTACGAGGTATCATATACCTCACATAATGGGGATGCACACTTTATTGTAACTCACGGAACTTGTGTTGTTGACTTCTGGGCTGGTACTGGTAAATGGCACTTCAGGAAAGCCGGTGGTAAAGGTAGAGGTGTATTCCAGTTATTGCGTAGATTAGGAATTGAAATTGAGGATTAAGATGAAAAAATTAAAAGTATTTTCTGGTTGTTTTGATGGCTGTAATGAACTAATAGTTGCCTCATACACCAAGAAACGAGCCGCTGAGTTATGCGGTGTACCAATAAGCACATTTAATGCTTATGGTTCTGAAACAGGTAATCAGCATCAATGCAGAATAGCACTATCGAAACCCGAAACTGTATTCACTGGTAAAAATGATTTCAAGCATAACTACACGGAGCTAAAATCTAATGTGTGATGAAAAAACAGATTGTAATTATTGTGCTGGGACGGGTGAATGTCAAGATTGTGAAGGGACTGGAGAAAATCAAAATGAAGTTGATTGTGTGGAATGTGAAACTTGCGGGGGCGGGGGTGAGTGTAATGAATGTGATGGTAGAGGCACAGAATGAGTACTCTATTGGATAGTTTAATACCTCTACTTCGTGAAAAGAATAGAATAGCGGCCTCCATAACCAGATTAGCCAGACCTTACCTGTATGAGAGTGGACTTGTAACCCCGATATACAAAGAACGCCCATTTAACGGCTCTAGGCCACTAAAACTAGCCGCACTAAACAAACCCTTCACCTCAAAAGTAAAAACGCCACTAAGCTTCAATTTGGAGGCATATACAATGACCCATATATGTGAGTTCGGTACGGTAGGTGAAGGTCTGGAATCTTTTTTGATAAGTAGTTTACCCGCTAGATATTTAGATAGATTACACAAGCACATATTGAAGCACGGATTTAAACCACTAAGGCTACACCATGAATGACCAGATAAACGAATTAAAAAAACAAATTGCCATGCTTGAGCTTGAGAAAGAGTTACTGCAAGGGGCTTTAATAGAAGTGGCAGATTGTTTACATCAAATAGCACCGCCTTATATTCAAGAACGGATGGAAGCGGTAATGGTAACTGTGAAATTTGGAGCAGAAAATGGGTGACATAATAGTAGGTAGAGAATACCAACATATAAAGAAAGGCACTAGATACCGAGTGATCGGAATATCTAATCTGGATGCTGATGAGGATAGAAAAGATTTTATCCCTCATGTTTTTTACATAGCCACTGATTTAAAGTTATGGAGTAGACCACTTCAAGTATTTATAGACAGATACCGGCTGATAAGCTAATGAGTGGTGGCATGGGTGTAGAACAAAAGCTAGATTTGTTTCAGTGGATTGATAGCTTTGTTGATTTATCCTCACAAAAAAATACCAGCACTGAAACTTGGATGGCTCTTTGCCATGATGCGGTTGAAGCATATAATGATAATAAGAATAACTCTGTATTCTGTGTTAGCCTTTTAGACTTTCAAGACTACATGGTTGAGTATCTACAATATTTAGAAAAGGGCACGTTATGTGGACTGAAGAATCAATACTCTATCGTGTAGTAATCTTATATGATCGCATACATACTGAGACTTACCATATACTAAGCCAGACTGAATGTGGTGCTTGGATATGTATTTTTGGTGGTAAAAAATTCGTTAATTTAAAGGCAAGAAAACAATGGGCTTCAGTGACCGAACAGAAAGCATTGGATTGCTTCATTGCCAGAAAAAACAGACACCTTAATATATTACGAGGCCAGATAAAAACCATAGAGACCGGCCTACGATTAATAAAGACAGGGAATTATAAACAACAAACCATTTCAGATTTTGGCGGGTTTGAGATATTTTAGGAGTACTTAGATGACCAATGAACAAACCGCTGTTATGTTGCAATTGATTGCAAACAATTTACGGGACGCTATAAGTGAAGCAGATATGGAACTGGAGAATGTACCTAGACAACAAATAAAAACGTATATTGGTAATCCTTTGAAAGTAGGACTTATACCACCTTCAGAAAAAGAAAGACCAGAGTTGTATCTAATTACAGAAGGTGATGTAATGGCACTTATGCCACTTCGACAAGTATTGAATGGTATGGAAAATCATATAAATGGGTTACTACTAGAGCATCCACCTAGACCAATGGCAGAACGGAAATGAGTAAATTAAAATCAAATGGTACTTTTAAGAAGCAACCACAACTAATACGAGATAAAATACATTGTGTGTTTATTGATGCCGCTACGGTATTTGAATATGATGGTGACTGGAGAGCGATATTTAAAAAGGCCGGCTACCAGACTCAAGGGCACTCAAAGAAAATGTTTGAAACGATGGCAAAAGCAACTGATACTCAAATGGATAATTTTGTTTCTCAGTTAATCTATAATGTTAAACAGGTGAGATATGAAAAAACTACTGCAAGTGCATAAAGACCAACTACATAACCGAGAATTAAATCTGGAAACCTTAAAGCGTAAATTAGAAACAGATACTAATTATTATTTGGCGGTAAAATCTGAAGTTAAATTTTACGAAATGCAGATACACGAAGCCAGAAGTAAAGGACTAAGAGAATTCGATTCTCAGGATTTTATACCAAAAGCCAAACCAAAACCCGACACGGCCTTAATGGTAGCCCTACAAACCTTACACGATGCCCTAGAGTCACAACCAGATTATGCTCATGGGTGGCATTGCAATCTAGCTATGAGTTTTCTGGATGCCGAACGAAGTAATGCTGGTCAGAAGAATATGCACGAAGTTTGTAATGATGGTGCTTCACGGTTTATGAGGGCGGCTTTTAACATAACAACAAGCAATGATATGCTGGAGAAAGATTATGACAGATGACCAAAAACTAACTGAGTTATTCAAACAATTCAATGATGCTAGTTTTGCCAGTGGTGATGCTTCAGATAGAGCGTTACTTAATCTATTATTCGAGCGTAGAGACACGCTACCGGCTTTAGATGATAAATTCATGGATGGGTTTAAGCAAGGCGAACTTGGTTCACAGTTGGACTATATAAACTCTGCAATATACAACTTACTTGTAAGCAGTCAAGATTTCTGGAAATGCTTTGATAGAGTAAAAAGACTGTAGATTGACAATTAAAATTATTTAGGGTAGTATAAGTGTTCAATATAAAACGGAGTAAACTATGTTAAAAAGATTTAAGAAGTGGAATACCCTCAGATTAGGTAAGCTAATAGCAGAAACAGAACAGCGTGGATATAATTGGGCGGCTGGCATGATGCTAAAATCTAATCATACAATGGAAGTAGAATCTAAAATTGATGGGGCTAGGCAGTTTGGGGCTACCACAGCTTTCGATACGGGGGCGGCTACAGCACTATTTGATTATTCTAAACTAAAGCAATCAAAAAATTCAATAGTAAAACTTAAATGGATACCGGCAGATACCTTTCCTAACGGTGAAAAAAAATGTTTGTTCCTTATGACTTCAGGATTAATCGTTTCAGGTATATTCATTCAAGGTAAATTCATTGAAGATATTATAAATTCTCAGGATAAAATTTTATCTTGGATACCACTAGACTCATTAAGGTAAAAACCAATGGCAACTAAAGCAGAACTAGAACAGATAATTAAAGAAAAAGATACCTTCGTAAGTGATGTTATAGCTGAGAAGGTTCTACTAGACCAACAAATAAAAAAGTTGGAACGTAAAGTAAATGATGCGGTTATAGAAGCAAATGCAGCTGATAAGGCGTGTCGTATCCATGAGGATAGATTGGCACGGGTTAAAGAGTCCGTATCTACCGTATTAGCGGCTAAATTTCCCAATGCGTACAATGCAGACCCTGATGCCTACAAAGACCCCAACGCACCGGAGGATGCAAAAGTTGAGGAGTTGCTGGTATATCAATACATTCTTAACATAGTGAGCTGATGAATTTTAAAATCTGGTAATTGATTAAAGGGGGGGTATTAATGGCTCAATTAAAAGACACAACCATACTAAACACGGAGGGTTTTAAAAATGTCATGTTTGATATATTAAATAAGGAAATGTTGGAAGCAGCTGAACCAGTAATACAGGAGGCATTAAAGAAAGCAGAAAAAGAAATGAGAGCTAAATTGGCTCAAAAGATAATATCGGTAATAGAATCTGATTACTCTATTGAAAAAATGCAGAATAGAATAGTTATAACAGTAAAACAAGCTGAAAAAGATGGGAGACCTTTCTTGTGATGGAAACAATAATAGTTTACTTTTTTGTAGGGGTTCTTATATTTATTGCGGTGCTTATATTAAGCAGATTAATTATAGGTATTACTTTATTCATTTATGCGGGATTCAATTTTAAATTACATAGATGTTATGATAGGTACTACACCTCTATAATAAGTGCGGAAACCTTCAGTATTATCCTTATCATTGTTACTGGGATAGCAGTTATCGCTTCCTATTATGTAACAAAGGAATATGTATGCCTGAAAAGTTAATTATTGAGAACCGCACCGGGAGGCCAATACTTGAAATACTTTCTCATGTAGAACAAGTATTGGTTATGGGTAGAATAAGTAAAAATGATACCCAGTATTGTTATGCTACTAAGTTTGATGATGATATTATTGTCTATGCAAGTAAGAACAAACAATCAGATAAATTTGTAGTTTCTAATTATAAAAAAATAGGATAGTTATGTATAAAACAGAAGTAGAAGGTGCGGGTGGCATCTATGCAAAAGTAGTTGAACACTCAAGTAATCCACTATACCCAGATGTACCGGATATTTTTACCCTTGAGTTAAAATACCACCGGTTTATTCATGCAGAATTTATGACTCATAGAGTATTCAGTCGGAACGCTTCAAGTAGTCGGGCTGTTCCAGTGAAACGAGTATTGTCTAATGTAAACAATGAACCGGCAATGCCTATTCATTGGGGGCAAAACCAAGCTGGTATGCAAGCCGGTGCAGAAATAGATGCCCCTGTGTTTGTTATGGGGAGACACTACTCACCACAAGAAGCATGGGAATTGGCAGGTAAGGACAAAGCCATATTTGCCGAGGCGTTCAATGAAGCCGGCTACCATAAACAAGTAGTAAACCGATTAACTGAATCACATCAATTTATTAAAGTGGTAGTGACTGCAACGGAATGGGCTAACTTCTTTAGTCTGAGAATACATCCTGATGCACAACCAGAAATACAAGAGCTGGCAAACTGTATGCGTTCAGCAATGAATTTCAGTGTACCAGAACGGCCTGCAAATGGAATGATGAATAAAAATGGTGATGATGTTTATACTCACCTACCTTATTTACAGTCCATAGATTACGATATGTACTACCATGGCGATTTATCCTTAGATCAGCTTTGTGCAATATCTTCAGGACGTTGTGCTAGAGTATCTTATTTAAACCATGATAACTCACAACCAGATTACCATAAGGATATTCAACTACATGATGATTTGGCTAAAGTACGGCACATGAGCCCATTTGAGCATGTAGCTAAAATCATGCTGGATGCTGACCCAGAAACACCACCAATAGGAGCAACCCATAGAGACTTAGATGGGCGGTGGTGGTCTGGTAATTTCAGACAATGGGCACAGTATAGACAGCTCATGTAATTCGTTTTTGTTTCTCTGGTATAGTACCAGTGTTCTCGTAGCGGTATCGCAACCCTTACAGTAGTAACAACCCCTGACCAGAGAAACAATTTAATAGTGCAATCAATTGCAATGAAATAAGATTTGACAATTGAAATTATAACTGTATAATAAAGCTCACACTCATCAAACGGATTAAACAACATGGCTTCTCAAATTAAACAAAACTGGTTTGAAACATTAAACGCTTCACTGGAATCAGAAAATCTAATACATGCTTGGGAATTTGGTTTGAATATCGGTTATGGTCAAACCGTTTCCACCACGTTTGATGATGGTACTAAACACGGTCATTACATTTCAATTACACGCGAAACAGATGGACGTTATGAGAGACCTGTACATTATGCCCGTGGGTAATACAGATTAACCGCCACGGATGGCTTAACGCTTTGGAGAATAAATATGGATTATGAAGATGATGATTTCAACAACTTTCCTGATGGTGAGGAATTCGATTGTGACCAAGCGGTTGAAGAGGCTATAGAGGCGCGTAACCATGAATGGGCTTCAATACAAACAGATATAGATGCTCAAGGATAC